ATGGAAAAGAATATTGAAATTAAGAATATAACCATTAATGAGGTTATCAAAATATTTAAAGAAGAGGAGGGGGTTGAATTGACAATTCAGGAAGCGGAACAAATTGTAGAATTTCTAAAAATGCTTTTAACAATTACCGTAAAGCGTTTTTTAGATGAATAATATTTTAAGATTGTAGAGATGAAAAAAGCTGATTTATACATTCGTGTTTCAACCGATGAGCAGGCAGATAAAGGGTATTCTCAAAGAGATCAGGAGGAGCGATTGAGACGTTATTGTGAAAATAATAGTATCCATGTCGGACAGGTCATTTATGAAGATTATTCAGCTAAGACCTTCAACAGGCCTGAGTGGGTCAAACTCTTAGATACGCTTAAGAAAAAGAGCTCCAGAACAAATCTATTGCTATTCACAAAATGGGATCGTTTTAGCAGAAACGCCGGCGACGCCTATCAAATGATTAATATCCTGAAAAAGCTTAATGTTGATCCGCAAGCCATTGAACAACCTTTGGATCTTTCAATTCCTGAGAACAAGATGATGCTGGCAATCTATCTTGCTGCACCGGAAGTTGAAAACGACAGACGTGCCTTGAATACCTACTATGGAATGCGTCGTGCTAGAAAAGAAGGAAGATTGATGGGAAGGGCGCCCTATGGATATGTCAATAAGATCACTGAGAATGGGAAGAAGTATGTCACTCAAAAAGAGCCTGAGGCTTCCAATATGACATGGGCATTTAATGAAATGGCGAAAGGCGTTTACTCAGCCAGCCAGATCATGGATATGATGAACAAACGGGAAGGGAAAACTGTAAAAGTCAGTGCTTTTCTTGCCGGCTTAAGGAATACTGCATATTGTGGAAAAATTTATGTAGAACAATACAACGACGAAGAGGCTCATTTTGTTCCAAGTATTCATGAACCTTTGATCAATGAGGAATTATTCGAAAAGGTTCAAAATATAATGGATGGCAATGCAAACCTTGCAAGACCCAATGTAAAAGTATTGTCTGACGATAATCTTCCCCTGAGAGGATTTCTAGTATGTCCGGAATGTGGTCATTTAATAACCGGTAGTGCATCTACAGGACACTCTAAGAAATATTATTACTACCATTGTCAGTCACCATGCGGATATCGTTATAAAGCAGAAATTATTAACAATAAATTCTTGGAGTTACTGCAAGCATTAGAGATGAAGGATTCCATTAAAAAATATTTGAGAAGGGTTTTGAAACAAAATTTTGAGAAGTTTATCGATAATCCTCAACATCAAAGAAAAAAGATATTACTTGAAATTGATGGGCTGAATAACAGGTTAAAGTTGGCAAGAAACAAACTGTTGGAAGATGTGATTGATAATGAGGAATACTTGGAAATTAAGACTGATTGCAAGGACAAAATTGAAAAGTTAGAAAGCAACCTGACCAAAGTAAAAGATAAAAACAAAATAGATTTTCCGAAACTACTTGACCATGCATTATCGAACGTTGTAGATCTTGCTAAAGTCTTTAGTAGTGGGGATATCACATTAAAACGTCAAATAATTAGTTCGATATTCCCTGAAAAATTGGAATTTTTTGAAAATCATTATCGAACTATTAGACCCAACGTTTTGATGTCTTATATCTATCAGATTAACAATGAGTTACGAACTAAAAAAAACCGGAAAAATAGTGAATTATCACCTCTTTCCGGTCTTGTACCCAGGACCGGGATCGAACCGGTACTCCTAAGAACTGGTGTTTGAGACCAATAGGTTGAGTAAGTTAATTCTTTAATGTGCAGTAAATCAATTTGTTATAATTTACACATAGGTTGTTTTACCTGTTTTTTTATATATTTTTCCACTTTTCCTTACACGGATGTGACAAGCTCAAACAATGGTCATTACTTCATTTTTCCTTCCCCAGTCAATAGCCATTTAGCGGAGTAACCATATTTCTTCACCAAAATACTAAAGTATTCAACCTTGATATTACGATGTGGTTCTTTGATTACCTTTTCTAGATTTCTCCCGTCAATTCCATTTGCTTTACAAAAATTAGTAAAATCAGTTTCTAATTGACGAGCAACAATATCAAATACAGCAGCAAAGAATCTTCTGTGGTGAGGGTATTCTTCAGGAATATTTTCTGCCTGAATTTGGCGTTTTGTTTTTTCGCTATATCTCCCGGTATTAATCTTTTTTTCTTCCATTGAATTGTAACTGTAATCAGTTTACAAAGATAAATAAAAGTTTTATGTACGTTGGAACTATATATAAAAGAAAAAACCTCCTTAGTTGGAGGTTTTAAATATTGTTAATAATTGTTTTGCCTTTTTTAAGACTAGATACCATCGTAGTCTCTTTTAATTGTGTTTGTCATATCTATTTAATTTAAATTGTGTTACAACTTTTTTATTACTTTTTTTATGATATTTTTGAATGCTCAAATATATACAAAAATTTAGGATTTTTCATCATCAATCCATTTTTTTGCAAGTTTTTCAAAGTTTATCCAACTTTTAGGAGCTTCTTCTTGCCTGAAATTAATATAATGTTGAAGCTTCACATAATATCTTCCAAATAGCTTGCCAAATAACCTTTTTACAATTTCATCATCAAGATCGCCCACTAAAACCATTGCAGAAATACTTTCAAAATAATTAAGAGTTATTGCTAATGCTTGCCTTTGTTTAATATTCTTTGGATCGTCAATAAATAATGAAAATTTTGAAATATTTTGAGATTGTAAATTGTCATTTTGGTCACGAATGAGACACCGAAGGTGTTCGTTAATTTCCATCATTGTTGGCCTTCTAAAGTCTGCACAAATATCATACGTATATTTAGAAAGATTCTGCTTGTTGCTTTCTTCTTGTGTTCTAATTTGATTTTCAAGATTGTGAATATGATAAATCAAAGTTAAAAACGCCAACATTGCTAAAGTGATTTTGGCGGTGTAGTCCAGGGAAGACGCAAAACTCCAATTTGCAATAAAATGAAAACCTAAAAAAACAAAGCAGAAAATTACTGCCAGTCCTATTAATAGAATCCATACCAATTTAATAGAATATTTCTTGTTGAATAAGCCTTTCATGTATTAGTTTTCAGCAAATATAAAAAATTGTTTTAAATATAAAATAAGGTTTACCGTAATAGAGTAGTAGGTGCAGTGGTTTATTGAAAAATTAGCTAAAGACTATTTATATTTATTACTTACTCTTTTAATTGCTTCAGAAGTGGTAATAAGATTTCCGTTTAAATCTGAAGTAATTTTTAAAGTATCTTCCTGTATGGTCGCATTTTTTTTCTTGATTTTTACAAACACCTTATTTAACAGATAGATTGGTTTTATTGTATCAAGTTTTGGCAGTCTTTCTGTTATTTTTTGAACTTTTAATAGTAGGTATTGAGCAGAATCAAGATGAATTTGGCTTTTCTCCTTGGCATCCTTAAAGACATATGAGTCTTCTTTTTCACCCATATTTATACTTTTATATAGATTAGCTTTTTCTTGTTGTAGCTTTACTATTTCCAAATTAATATTTATGTCTTTTTTTAGATGTTCATGATACATTAATGACTCATCGAGCTCAGTAAGACTATCTGAATTTATAAATTTAATAGATTGTATTTCACCTCCATCCTTACTGTTTTTTAATTCTTCATTAATATAAGTTCGCGTATTGTCCGTGATTAGATTTTCTAGCCTTTCCTTTTTAGTTTTGCAGCTAAATATTAGAAACAGTATAATTAAGAAGCAGATATTTGTTTTCATATTACCAGTCTTTATAGCCTTCGTATTCTTTTTAAAGTATTTTTACTTGGTAGTTAGTTTATCTAATCTTGATTTCCATTTAACATATTGCTGAGGTTGTTTTCGAATAAGAATTTTACACATTTTTATTTCTTCTCTTGTCTGAAGGGTTTTACTGTAAAGAATAACAAGTCTTTCTTCGGGGCAAAAATTTCCTACTGTAGCATATAAACATTCCTCATATAAAGAGATAGCAGCATAGATATTTGATTTCTCTAGAGACTTAGCTGTTTTCATTTTTAAAGTAACGTCGTTAAAAGCGATTTGAAATTCCCTACCTATCTTTTCTTGTTCAGCTATTTTTTGATCAAGGAGTTGAATATCATCCTCGATTGATTTTGAAAATTGTTTTTTTGTTACAACTTTCTTTTTTGCTTTATTATTTAGATTATTGGAATTATGATTATTTTTCAATTCAGTTACTCTTTTCTGGATTCTAATATCCATTTCATTATTAGATGAATTACTAGATGCATAACGAATTACTACGAACAAAATCGCTATCGATATAATAATAGAAAAGATTATTATTAACGTCATTTTTTATTCTTTGTCATATCTTTGATCATAACCGCTTTCAAAAACAATAGCTTGATTTCCTGTGAGATCTTTTAAAATTATTGTTCTGTATTTATTCACTCCTGAAACCTGATAAGTCAATGTTAAATATGCGTTGTTTGTTTTTGTTGCAGGAGTTATAGAATATGTTCCATTTTGTAATTCGTTTGAGACCTCGTGTTTGAATGAGTATTTATTGTCAGTTGTAAAAGTGTAATATCCCTTGTATATATCTCCGTTATATGACCAACAATTACAAGATGGTGATTTGTGACCCCAATAATTCCACTTACCAAGCATTTGAGACTTGACATATTCTGCATTTTCAAAATTATTCATCGATACTTCTGTTTCATCTTCTTTATTTGAACAACTTGAAACTGATATAACTGATAATGCCAGGGTAGTAATTAGTAAGAATTTCTTCATATTTTAATTTATTTCCAACGTATTATGTACGTACGATTGGTAGTTTTCATATCTTTGTATGAATGTTATAGTTTATATATTATGAAAGTTATTAAATCGATTATTAAATACTTTGAACCTCTTTACGGAATTGATATCGAGTCAATTTCCATTGGTGAAGCTAGAAAGTTGAATCACATAGCAAATAAGCGGAGTATGTACTTAACTTGTTCTGCTTTAGTCATTAGTATAATTGTTATTATTGTAAAGCTTATTCAGATTAAGTTTTAAGCACAAATTTTATTATTTATATTTGTTTTCCGCTCCCTTTAAAACCTCTTTTGCAAGGACAATATTTCCTGATAAATCGGTAGTGACTTTGAGGGTGTCTTTTTCGACTGTAGCGTTTTTTAATCGAATTTGTGTGTAAAATATTGTTTGTAAATAAATAGGTCTTATTGAATCATATTTAGCGAAATTTCTAATTATATCGCTTGCTTTTTGAGCATAGTACGTTGAAGAGTCTAAAGAAATTTTTGAGCTTATATTATCATTTCCTTCATTTAATTCAGCTAATCGTAAGTTGAGTTTACTTCGGTTGGTGAGGTATGAAACGTACATTAAAGCTTCATGAAGCTCTGAAATAGTATCTGTCTTGATAAATTTCAAGCTATCTATACTTTCGTATTCATTATCTTTTAAAATTTCTGAAGCTAAGAAGATTTCTGTGTTTTGCTTAATCTTATTACGTAATTTATCTGACTCCTTATTACAACTCGTTACTATGGTAAATATTGTAAAACTAGTTAAAATAAATAAAATTTTTCTCATTTTTCGTTTTTTTCGTCAATTATTTTTTTAGCCAAAATTTCCAAATAGTAGTTAGTTTGCTTTAGCGCATCTTTCATAGCGGTTCTTACAATGTAATAAGTAATTGTACTTCCGATAATTAACCCAAATATCCACGCTCCTAATAGCGGTCCCGAATTGTCCATAATAAGATTTTATTTTTTTTCTCCAACGTATATGATACGTTAGTTTAATTTTATTTATATATTTGTAATCGCAAATGTAATAATACAAGTTTAATTCTATTTATGGGTATCCGTAAAAATACGGAAAGTTTAAATATTTGATAAGAATAATTCTTTTATTTTTGAAATATTTATATATTACAGCCGAATTTTACACGTATGTTTTTGCAAATAAGTACTTTTGTTCGAATTTAAAATTGATAATTCGATGAAAACAAAAGTACTATTTATTGGCGCAATTTGCGCTTTGAGTGTAATTTCTTGTTCGCCTGATAGGGAAGAGCAATTAAATGAAAATCCAGAATCTGCAAGGAAATTGGATGTGAAAAAACTAAAAATTAATAACCGAGACCAAGGTCAAGAAAATAAAATTGAAAGTGATACAATCAAAGGTTTTACACCTTATGCTTCACCTTTGAATAGCACAAACCCAGACTTTGGCACAGACCCAGAACCAGATCCAAATGAAGGAGGAGATCCTAAAAACTTACCACCAAGAAAGTAGAATTAAAAAATCTATTTCAACCTTTATTGGTTCGACACTTATAATAGTGTCGACCATTTTACCTTGTTTAGATCGGATTTTAGTATGGAGATATCCTGAGCTTGATGTTTTAACTGATAGCCGAGGTGTATTAATCAGCAGTAATATATGGATTGGATCGGTTTATTTATCTCCCGTACTTATAATTACTTCATATTTTTTTAAAATTAATCCAAAACTATTATTTTATCCACTATTGGTATTTTTTTATAGTGCGATCGTTTATTACTCTCCTATATTTGGATATGATGTTAAATTTCTAAAATTAAATAGCTGGCTTGCGCTTTTGTTATCTGCTGCATCAGCTTTTGCTTACATTTTAGTATTTACTCATATGAAATGGTTGAAACTGGAAGAAAACGCCAATGAGGTGATGGTTGAAGATTTTAGAAATGAATACACAAAACTTGTAATTGAGAACGAAAGTTTGAAAAAAAAACAAAATACACTTGAAAAAAATTAATATGAATGATCCCGAATATTTGATATTGAAAAAAATGCTTGAAAAAAATAGGCGTTTGTTTCAGACCCAGGTAATTGATTTTATTGAGTATATAGACAATCACCTTATGATAATGGAAAGAATGAAAAAATCAATTATTAAATTTGAATCGTCTGATTTTAATTTTCTTGCAGCTATAGATACTGAAGAATGTATCGATAAATTTCGAAAAGGAATCATGATTGTTAAAGTAAATTTAAATTAAAAAGGAAATCATTATTTGATTTCCTTTTTTTTATCTATTGTATTTAATTTCATGTAATCGAATACCGGCTTTAAATACTCCTCGACAAATTCGATTATTTTAGCTGTATTTTGGTTGTACATATTTGTTTGTTCATGAAGTTGATTTCGTAGTGAATTTACCTCATGAAGCAAAAGAACCATTTGATCTCCTATGGGTAGATTTTTAAAATTTTGAACGTTTAAGTTATCGCTATTTTGATTTTCCACAACAGTTGTGTAACTTTTTCCACCTTCATATTCATTTTTTACATACTCATAAATTGAAGAAACCGTTTTCCTAGATGGTTTTTTAGTATCCCCATCTATAATTTTCTGAATTCCAACACTAGAGAATCCTGTGTTTTTAGCTATTTCATAAGCTGTTAAACTATGTTTTTCAATCTTTTTTAGCAATTCGCTAAGACTTACTTCTTCTTGAGTACCCATAATTTTTACAATTGATTATCAATATGTTATAGTTTAGTTATATAAAAGTTGTATTAATTATTTGCATAAGTTACATAACAGTTATATATTTGTATCATAGTTACAACGAAATAACTATAAAAACAGTTCAAAAATACAAATAATTAAGCATATGATAAATATCGGAGCAACTATTCCACAAGAAATCTCTGAGTATCTCAGAGAATTCACCCACAAAGATGAATGGGGTGACGTGGCAAATATAGTAAACTGCAGCCCCTCTACAGTTAGAGATGTTTTGTATAGAAGAAACAGTGTTTCTGAGAAAAGCCTTGAAGCTTTGAAATATTTGTTTCCAATTGCCACTAAAAATGCAGATCAAAAGATTAAAAGCGCCAGAAACTGTAAAAAGGCTGTAAAAGAAATCCTAGACTGCGTATGAAACCAAACTTAAAAACAGCAGATCCATTTAAAGGAATGGGAGGTTTTGAAAAGCAATTTGTCTTTGATTCATTTCTCTTCGTAATGAAGGAAACAACAGACAGAGAAACCGCTGATAGAATGCTTTACAACGCTTACACTTTGAAAGCCACGAACTATCACGAGATCGAGCAAGAATATCACAGAAAATTTCCATCAGAAAATAAAATATCATGAGCAGAACACTGGAGAAAGCAGTTCACGCACTTAGAGTAAAGCAATGGAGAGTAGAAGTTCAACAAAGAAATGCCAATGCACAAGTCTGGGAGCAGATAGAACAATTAGAGAAACAAATAGCACAAGAGAATAGCGGAGTGGATGCCGCGCAAAATCTTTCTCCAAATGTTCAGCTATTGTTAGCACAAGCGGCAAAACGCCGAGGATGGGATAAAGCACCAAAACAAACTTAAAACTCAATCAAATGAAAAACTTTTTAAACTTCCTTCTTGTTCTCAATACAGTCTATGTTTTAGCCTGTTCTGAAAACCAAAACATCACGGTCTTTTTACTTCCGGCTTGTGTGTATTTAGTGGTTGGATTTCTAAGAATCTATCACAAAGAATTTTCCAACTTCATAAAATATGGCCATGAACATCAGAATTGAAAACATCGGAGGGATATGGTTCGTTAATGCGAAACGAATTGGATATGACACTTTAACTCACGCAGAATTAACCGCTGTAAATGAGTTTATCAAAGAGATTAAGGATTTGCAAAATGAAAAACTTTAAGAATTTACAAACTAAACTGACAATGGCAGGTTTAAACCACGGGAAAAGCTTCAAAAGGTTTAAAGAAGAAAAATTTCCTAATGAAGAAGGAGTTTTCTACAGTGAAGTTTCAAAAAAATGGGTTGTTAGAATGGAAAATAAGAGCATCAATAAAACTAAATATCCATTTGTATCTGTAGCTCAATTTGAAACTGAAATCGAAGCAAATAAAAAATATCAAGACATAAAAAAACAATTTTAAAACTATAAAGATGAACAATGTACAATTAAAAAGACTATCCGTATTAAACTTCAAGGGTCTTAGAAATCTAAGTATTGATTTCGACAATAACACGAATATCTTCGGTGATAATGGGACCGGAAAAACCACAATTTTCGACAGTATTTTATGGCTTTTATTCGGTAAAGACTCAACAGACAGAAAAGATTTCGAATTGAAAACTTTGGATTCTGAAAACAATGTGATTCCAAAAATCGACCATGAAGTTGAAGGCGATTTCCTTGTAAACTCAGAACTTGTAAGGTTGAAAAGAGTTTTCCGTGAGAAATGGGTAAAAACCAAAGGGGCTTTAGAATCTGAATTTTCAGGTAATGAAACTTTATACTATTGGAATGATGTTCCGATGTCTCAGAAGCAATATAACGAGAAAGTAGGCGAAATTATCGATGAAATAGTTTTCAAGCTCATTACTTCGCCATCGGCTTTTAATTCTTTGAAATGGCAGGATAGAAGAGATGTTTTAGTGAAAATTGCTGGTGAGGTTTCAGATGCTGATTTAGCGGAAGGAAATGAAGAATACATCGCTTTAGTTGCTCAATTGACTAACAAATCTCTGGAAGAATTTAAAAAACAGATTGCTGCAACAATCAAAAAAGCGAAGGATGATATAAAAATGATTCCTACGAGAATCGATGAGGTGGAAAGAAGTAAGCCAGAAGCGGTAAATGCTGAGGAAATCAATGCTGAAATTAAAGCAAAAGAATCTCAGATTGAAAACATCGAGAATCAATTACTTGATAAATCTAAAGCTTTTGATGAGGTTATCAACCAGAGAAATGCTAATCAGGATGAGATTTTCAAACTTGCACGAAAAGTAAATACAATTGTTTTTGAAATTGCTGAAAGAGCTAAAAACGAAGCTAATTCCGGAGATTCTAAAGCAGATCAAATTCTAAAGCAGATCAACGATAAAAAATCGAATGAACTTCAACCTGCAGAACAAAAGATCGTAAGATTAAAATCTGAAAAATCAACCCTAGAAAACAACACATCTAATTATGAAAAATCTATCAAAGAGAAAAGAGAGTTGTGGGAAGTTGAAAACGCTAAGAATTTTATTTTCTCAGAAGATAATGCAGTGTGTCCATGCTGTGAAAGAGCGCTTGATGCGTCTACGATAGAAAATCAGAAAGCTGAATTACAGACTAAATTCAATACGAATAAGAAAAGTATTCTTGATGGTATCAATGCAGATGGAAAAGCTATTTCTGAAAAGAAAAATAATGCAGTTGCTGAATTATCAGAAGTTAATTTAAGAATAGAAAGCGGTGAAAATTTTATTGCTTCTGTAAAAGAATCTATCACTGGATTGCAAAGTGATTTTGAATCTGCGAAAACTAATTCCGAAACTAAAGTTTCAGTAGAAGATTTAATCGAAAAATATACCGCTGAAAACACTGAATTACCTGATTTGAAATCTCAAATAGCAACTTTAGAAGCTAAGGTTTTTGAACTTCCTGATGCAAACGCAAACAATGATCTACGAACTCAAAAACAAACTATCAATTCTGAAATTCAAGTTTTAAGAGATTCTTTAAAAGCTAATGATCAGATTAATGCTGCAGACGTTCGTATTAAAGAACTTCAAAAAGAAGAATCGATGCTTGCTCAATCAATCGCTGACGTTGAAAAAACTCAGTATGTAATCGAAAACTTCATCAAGTTGAAGATCGATACAATCGAAGATAGAATTAACGAGAAATTCTCATTCGTAAAATTCAGATTGTTTAAAACTCAAATCAATGGAGGTGTTGAAGAATGCTGTGATGCTCTTATAAATGGGGTGCCTTTCACTGACGCAAACACGGCTTCTAAAATCAATGCGGGTATTGATATTATAAATTCCCTGTGTGAGTTCTACAATGTTTCTGCGCCTATCATTATCGACAACAGAGAATCAGTTGTAAAGCTTATCGACAGTCCTTCACAAATCATCAACCTTTTCGTATCACCGGAAGATAAAAAATTAAGAATAGCATAATCTTTAAAACTATAATAAAATGTCAGAAAACAACACACAATTAGAAAAAGCTCCTGAAAATACATCTTTAGCAAATCAGGAAAAAACATTATCACCATCTGAGAAATTCACTCAGACAGTTTTGAAAGAGTTTCATAATCCTGGAAGCGAGCCTTTGGAATTAACAAACTTCCAAAGAAAGCTTATTAATAATTACTTCATAAAGCTTGATAGTGTTTTGATCGACAGTGAAGTTAAAAGAATGTCAAAATCAGAACAATATAGAGATCCATTAGCATTTGCATGGGGTAATGTGAATCTGAGAAAACTTTCCAGAGATGTAGTCGCTTATTCAATGATTGGATTAGATCCTTTACAAAAGAATCACATCAATCCAATTCCTTACAAAAACGGCAAAACCAATAAATATGATATCACTTTTATTGAAGGTTTTAATGGACTTGAGATCAAAGCGAAAAAATACGGATTTGATGCTCCGGATGAGGTTCTTTTTGAGTTGAAATATTCTACTGATAAATTCAAATCATTTAAGAAAAACATCAATAATAAAATCGAGAGCTATGATTTTGAAATCATTGACGACTTCAACAGAGGGGAATTACAGGGTGGTTTTTATTACATGATGTATGAGAACAAAGAGAAAAATAAGCTTGTAGTTCTGAACAGAGAGCAGATTGAAAAAAGAATCCCAGAGTATGCTTCTGCTGAGTTTTGGGGAGGTGAGAAAGATGAATATCAGAATGGTAAAAAAACCGGAAAGAAAATCAAGGTCGAAGGTTGGGAAGAGGAAATGTTCATGAAAACTTTAAAGCGTCACTGTTGGAATTCAATTAATATCGATTCTCAGAAAATTGACGATTATTTGATGCAGATAATCACTAATGAAAATGATAAAGTTCCGACTGAAGTTGCTGAAAAAATATCTCAGCACGCCAACAAAGAAGAAATAGGATTTGAAAATATTTCTGATGTTGATTATGAGGAAGTGAAAAATGTTGTGGAGGTTTCCGCTGAGGAAGTTAGAGAATTTGCAAACGAAGGACCATCTTTCTGATGAAGCTGAAAGTAATTGGTTCTGGGAGTAAAGGCAATGCATACCTCCTCGAAAATGAGGAGGAAGCATTACTCATCGAGTGCGGAGTGAATATCATGGATATTAAAAAAGCTATCGATTTCAAAGTGAATAAAATCACGGCTTGTTTAGTTACGCACGAGCACGGCGATCATGCAAAGAGTATCAATGAAGTTTTGGGATCAGGAATTAATGTTTATGCTACTGCAGGAACTTTTCAAAACTCAGCTTCAAAGAACACAGTAAGCTCCAGAAAGGTTGTGATTCCGCAAAAAGGACAATTCAAAGTCGGAAACTTCAACGTGATTTCCTTTCCTACGATACATGATGTTGCTGAGCCTTGCGGATTCTTAATCAATCACAAAGATTGCGGAACGGTGCTATTTCTTACTGATACGGTTTATTGTCCTTACACCTTCAAAGGTCTGAATAATATCATTATCGAAGCTAATTACGATGCTGATATCATCAATGAAAAGTTAGGAGATAAAAAGTTTTTGAGAGATAGAATTTACAACTCTCATATGAGTATCGAGACGTGTATGGATTTTCTACTCGCAAATGATCTTTCACAGGTAAACAACATCGTTTTGATTCATTTATCTGACAGCAACTCACATGAGATAAACTTCGCAAAGAAAGTCTCAGGAATCACAGGAAAAGAAGTTCACACCGCAAACGGCGGAATGACAATAGAATTTAATAAAACACCTTTTTAATTATGGAAACCACTGAAAAAAAAATAATAATGTACGACAGCCCAAAAGCCGCCACTTATCAAACAAATGTAGAGGGGTGGGTGAGTAGTGATGGTAGATTTTGGGGTAAAGGAGAGCATAATGAACATATGGCAAGATATACAGGTTCTACTCACAGAAAGTGTGAATGTGGTGCCATCATCGAAACAAGAAGTTATTTAAGTTGTGAATCATGTAGGAAAAAAAAGCAATTAGAAAACTACAATAAGCTTACTTACAAGGCTTATGATGGAAGTCCGGTAGTAACCGCTTTTGATGATCAATATTTTTTTAACGAAGATGATCTGAATGCTTATTTACTTGAAAATAATCTCGATTCTATTTCACTTTTATTCTGTGAGGAAAACAATTGGTTTAAAATCGAAGGTGATTATTGGGCTGATATTATGCCTGAAAATTCAGATGGCGAACTTCCAGATAATTTGCAAAAAGCGTTGGATGAACTTAATAAAGTTATTTCAGAATTACCTCCATGCTCTTACACTTCCGGAAAAATTAGAACTTTTTACAGTGTAAAAAAGTAAAGACTATGATTTTCGACTTATCCAACCCAACCATGAAACAGAGAGCTATCAGGAGAATTAAACATCTCTTTGAGAAAAATGCAAAGATTGAGGTTTTGGAAAAGAAGAAAAACAGAACCTACTCGCAGAATAATTATCTGCATTTAATTTTAAGTCAATACGCTTTAGAATATGGAGATACGCTCGCTGAAATTAAACTGGAACACTTCAAAAAGAAAGTTAATCCGGATATCTTCAAAACGACACATGTAAACTTTGTAACCGGAGAAGAAAGAGAAGATTGGAGAAGTTCAGCAAATTTAAATACAGAAGAGTTTTCGCTTGCCACTGAGAGATTCAGAAACTACTCAGCTCAGACTTTAGGACTTTACCTTCCGGAACCTAAAGATCTTATCCACCTGGAAGAAATAAAAAACAAAATCGAAGAACACGAGAATCAAATTTATTTGTAAAAAACTATGAGAAAATTCAAAAAACGAATAAACATTGAAAATGCCACTTGCTTCAAATTAGAGTACCAAGATGGCTCTGGTGAATTGAAGGAAAAAGAGTTTTCATCTTACAAGTTAATGGAGCAGTTCCATAATCGACAAGAGGCATTCTTATATCAGGATCTCCGTCGGTTTGCAAAAGTAGGAGATAAATGGTACCGGTTTTTAAAACTTCGTTCACCTTTTGTTTTTCAGGAAGAATTAGAATTTATAAACAAAACATTCACTGAATAAGTGAATCTAAAAATCTTCAAAACTATAGAATTGAATAAAATTGACATCAAAAAATAACAGTCAAAATATACTAAAATGATACAAGTAATTAAATATAAATGTTGCGGGAATATTTTCGCTGCTTGTTGTGAGCCTGAATGCTATACAGATATGGATTGGTTAAAAGAATTGAAAAAATATGTTGAGCGAGGTAATAAAGTTGAAATGATTCCGAATGGTGGCGTTCTTCAGTTTAAAAGATGTGAATGCGAGAAGGAAAGTAAAAGCAAAGAACAGCAAAAGGTTATTGAAAGTCTCTTTGACGATGAAGTTTTAGTGCTTGACAGTATAGATCAGACAAATTAAAAACTGTCTTAAATGGAAAAGCATACGAAAGTATACACTGAGTATTTTCCTTCTCATTCGGGGTTCTACCACTGTGAAATATGCCATTGTCAAGCAACCGAGATTCATCACATAATTCGGAGATCAGAATTCGGCAGCAAAACAAAAGATCAGCAAGATAAAATTGAGAATCTTATCGCACTGTGTAGAACCTGCCATGAGAAAGCGCACGCAAATATTTTCACCAAAGAGTTTTTAAATGAAACTCATCAAAAAACAATGAAAATCTATGAAAGTTAAAGAATTAGATATCGATCAGGAAGTAATTATCAATGTTACGCCTTACAAATACAAAGGCATTAAGAAGGTTAACTTCACAGGAATAGGAAAGATTCAGAAGATCGTTTTTGAGACGAATTTAGGCAATCGGTACGATTACAAGTATTTTGATCTTCCGGTCGGAAATAAGGAGCTAAAAGAGGTTGATGGAAAGTTGGAATTGAAATAAATTAGATATGAATGTTTATGATTTATCCCGTGTATTTTGGGATTACGCTTTCGAAAATCCTGATAAGATTAAACCTAATCATATTGCTATGTATTTCTTCGCTATAGAGCATTGTAATCGTCTTGGTTGGAAAGAAAAATTTGGATTCCCGGCAAGTATGGTGATGGAAGCGATTAGTATCAAATCATACAATACATACATTAAAACTTTAAATGAGTTGGTTGAAATAGGATTTATTGAAATGATTGAAAAATCAAAAAATCAATACTCTGCAAATATAATTGCCTTATCAAAAAATAACAACGCAAATAACAACGCACTTGACAAAGCGTTAATTAAGCACAGTACAAAGCAAGTTGAAAGCACTATACAAAGCACTAGTGAAAGCACTGTACAAAGCATTGATAGTATAGATAAACCAATTTACCAATATACAAATACACAATCCGTAGTAGGAGAAACCGATTCGGATTTGCAGAAGATCTCTGATTTCAAAAACTTCCTTAAAACTCAAAAACCAATTCAGATGGATCGCTTGAAAATGGCTCACAACTTTTCTGACGATCAGATGAATTTAAAAATCGATGAATTTGTTGAAAAGAAAGTTTCATGGAGTGATGATAATTGGCTAAGTGAAGGTGATCTCTCAAAAAACTTTGAATTCTGGCTTGCTAAAAATCCTAAACTACCTTTCACGGGATTTACGAAATGGACCAAAGAGGAATTTTTCAAGGACATCCAAAGCGTAAGCGGAGGTCAGCAGATTTCAAAAGCAACGTTGCAAGAATTCTTTGATCACTACCGAGAGCCAACACCGACCGGAGAAATGTTGTTTCAGAGCATGAAGGCTTGGGACACACGATCGAGATTGAAAAAATGGTTAAACAACAAAAAACAATTTGCTAAATAATGGCACAAAAAGAAACTTTAACCTCACTAATTTCAGGGGATTTTGCAAAAGAAATGGCTTTATCTACCGGAAGAATACCGCCAAACGCTATTGATTTTGAAAGGTTGGTGATTGGTACCGCTTTGATTGAAAAATCAGCGATTGAGAAGATTAAAAAACGTTTTGCGGGGAAAGATGAGGTTTTCTACGACCCAAGACATCAGGCAATTTTTAAAGCTATGATCGATTTGCAATCGAAAGATTATCCGGTAGACATCATGACGGTTATTCAGGAGCTGAGAAGAACTGAGAAGCTGAGCAATGCAGGAGGTGACCAATACGTGATTGAGTTGACAATGGGAGTAAGTTCGGGAGCTCATTTGGATTATCACCTGATGATGGTTTTACAGAAGTATCTCGCTCGAAAAATGATTGCTAATTGCTCTCATGCCATTGATGTTCTTTACCGAGAGTCAACGGATATATTCGAGGAAATCGATGCTCACATCGGAAGAATGAACGAAATCGAGGAGGTTATAGCTCAGCAAAAGGAAGATAAAACTTCGTTGCAACTCCATCAGGAATTAATTGAGCAGCAGAAATTGAAAGTTATCCCTGGAATTCCGAGTAAGCACAAATCTGTTGAGAGTAAGTTGAGAGGTTGGAGAGATGGAGATATGATCGTGATAGCAGGAAGACCGGCAATGGGGAAAACAACCTTCGTTTTGGATGATGTTTTCCATGCAGCGAAAAAAGGTCATCCGGTTGCTTTCTTCTCACTGGAAATGAGTGCAGGTCAGCTTCACACGAAAATGGTAAGTAATGAAACCGAAATCGGTGGGAATGCATTCCGGGATATGAGTTTATCAGATTTGGAAATGCAGAAGCTTTATGAAACATCAACATTCGATAATCTACCATTTCACATCATTGAAAATACGAATAATCTCAACCAGATACTTGCTAAAGCAAGATTGCTGAAAAAAGAGAAGGGGGTTAAAATGATTGTGATTGATTACCTGCAGTTGATTGAAATTTCAGACAGCAAAGGGAAAAGTGATAATTCGGTAGTATCGGTTATCTCAAGAAAATTAAAGCTTCTTGCTTTAGAGCTTCAGGTGCCGGTGATTGTTTTATCACAACTTTCAAGAGAAGTTGAAAAAAGACCAGGAAAAAGACCTCAGCTTTCAGATTTACGAGATTCGGGGGCAATCGAACAAGATGCTGATGTTGTAGGATTTCTTTTCCGTCCGGAATATTACAAGATTGATACTTGGGATAATGACCCCGATGGAGAAGAAACGAGTACGAAGAATGAAGCGGAGTTTATGTGTGCGAAGTTCAGAAACGGAAGCATATTCGAGTCGAGATTGAGTTTCAGAGGTGATATTTCGAAATTCTTTGATACGGGTACTGATTTCGGTGGGTATGAAAACCCTTTACCATTTTCGACACCTGCACAGGCTTTTGATGCTCCAGAAAATTTAGATGATGACAATGATGGATTTAGATTTTAAGATATGGAAAACACTATAAAAATTTTAAAGTCAGTTTTGAAAATCAAGAATAAAGCTTTGTATTTCTTCAAACGAAATCCTACATCTGAAAGCTTTGAGATTCGAAGGAAGTATGAAACTGAAATAATTGAGATAGAAAAAGCAATTGAAATTTTGAAGAGAGTATGACTTGGAGCAAATCACTTCTCCAAAAATTGGAAAAAGAGGGGAGAATAAAGAAAGTGGATTTTCCTAAAGAACCAGAAAAGAAGATTGTTATCCCGAAAGAAATCGGACCGTATAAACTTCACATCATCTCGGTTCTGAAAAAATCAGGATTAGAGTTTCAGGAAGAATTCAGATTTGATGAGATCCGAAAGTTCAGGTTTGATTGGGCTATTGAAAAATATAGAATTGCGATTGAGTACGAGGGAATCTTCTCCGAAAAATCAGGACATACAACAATATCAGGTTACACGAAGGATGTCACGAAATACAATCTCGCAACAAAATTAGGATGGCAGATTTTACGATACACCGCCGATAATTACCTGGAAATAGAAAACGATTTAAAACTATTAATTGAGAAAAATTATGACATATGATTACTTAAGATTCAGAGATATTACCTAAATATGTTTAAATATTTTAAAAGCTCCGTATGGCTTATGAATACAATGAATATGTTTAATTTAGCAATATTTTAACAATAAGTTATCCACAAAAAAGTATATTTTATTTTGGAAAGTATTAATTTTGAAAAAGAAAACCACCCCTTATCAGAGGTGGATTAAATTAAAAAAATAATTCTTTTATTGATTGACAAATACCTAATAGTAGGGCAAGTAAGTTAATACAAAATAAAATTATTTTAACAATTTTTTCATTTGGAGTTTTTGTCGGTTCCATGAATTATAGATTAAATTGTTAATACTTAGGGCTTGGGTTAAAAAGTATTACGAGTACTTATTTTCCTGAGCCTTTCTTCTACAAAGATAAATAAGGTAGACTGATTTTAAAAGGGGTAAAGAGTAATTGACTGGCTTTTAAGCCTATTAGTTATCCACATTAACATGAAACTCCCTTTGCTATTGGACAATGGAAACATCTATAACAAAATCTTAAATTAACACACGATTTTAACTAAACGCTTGTTCGTATTTATTTAGTGTTTAGTTCTTTAAGTGTTAAACGGTTTGTTTTTTTTAGATATTTTCTAATCTTGTGACTGTCATAATTATATAAAATCTACTATTTTGTTTTTTTTATTTTCTAAACTGTTAGTAATTAAGGATCATACTGAATCCAAATATTCTCTTCGATTTATACATTATTAAACTAATGTTAAAACTTAACAGAATGAAAAAATATTTCTTTCCATACGGAAGCCTGTAATCATATCCAATCTTAAAAAACAATTTTAAAACATTAGAAATAAAATCAATGGAAAGTAACAAATTCAACTTCTACCAATTTTTAGAAGAAAACGGATACGAGAAGGAAGTAATCCGTGAAAGGTCTGGAGAAACCTTTTGTACAAACTACCAGAAAAACATCGCTCCTGAAACCTGGAATGCTATCACAATTCATAAAAACAAGACCTTTTCAGCTGCTTCTCCTTCTTTGGGATTGGTTTATAAAGAGCGTGAACAACCTTCAACAGCGGAAGAGGCTAGGGTTATTCTTGATGTAATTGAAAAAGAATAAAAAAATTTAAAATTCCCAACGTATTATGTACGTATGAAAGAAAATAATTATTATATTTGTTATCTAAATCAAAGTATTGATTTGTAGATGAGTAAAGATGTTCTTTTAAAAGTTTGTAAAATAGTTTCTGATGAGATGGGGGTAACTCCTAAGGTGCTTAGAAGCCAGTCTAGGAAACAACAATTAGTGTTCGGAAGAATGATTTTCGTAATCATTTGTAGAAATAAGTTTAATATCAAAACTAATGATATTGCTGATTACTTCGAGTTAACTATTGGAAGCATTTACGCTTATTTGAAAAACTGTACGATTGAACTTAAACACAATGCAGTATTCAGAAAAGATTATGAATCGATTCTGGAAAGGATAAATAAAAATAAAGCACTTACGAAAGGAGTAAAATCCAATCAGCGCAGGTGAAAGTGCTTTTTATTTTCTTATGAACTTCTATGAATAAAAGTATAAGCCTTCTGGATATATGTATTTACTTTTTCAGCTGATTCGGTTGACCAGAAAGATTTATCATTTGATAAAAATATTTGACAGCCTTCATCAACCGGAACTACATAGATAATATGTTCGGTATTTAAGTAAACTATTTGATCGCTTTGTAATTGAATTTTAATTGTCATTAGTTATGGTTTACATGTTTAAATCAAATTTAATAATTTTTTTTCATATAGATATTTTGTGGTCAGTTCTCTGCTGAGATTGTGAATTGCTTTTATGATTATTGTAGAGAACTGTTTTTAAAAGAAATCGTGGCGGAAAGTGGTAGTAAGGTCGAAAGGCAACTAAAACACAAGGTAGACGCCCCTCTTGGTTGAGCGGTAATAAGATTCAGGTTCGAATCCTGACGATTTCACAAACATTTTAAAGAGCGCTGTTCCCAAATAAAAACAGGTCGACCACCTGGAGAATTGTACAAGCTTAGAGTTTGGGAATAGCCATAGCGGGGTGTCTGGGTTTAGGAAGTGAAAATAATAAGCTTCAAAGGTTCGACTCCTTTATCATCCACATAATCCCCTGATTAAGGATTGAGAGGTAATAAACAGGTAAAAGCCCTCCCGATGTGCGACCGGTTATTGTATTCAAGGCGAAATGAAAAGCAAGCACATATTGTAGCCTGACTGATAGGAAAGACTATCAAATGGAAATGTAGCTCAGTTGGTAGAGCGGTAGATTGAAGCTCTACGCGTCGGAAGTTCGAATCTTTCCTTTTCCACGATTCTCATGTTTAATTGAGTTTTCATGGTTATAGTTTTTACCCGGCTGACTATCGTCGGTCGGGTTTTTTAATTCTAGCGTAAGCCGAAAAGCTCATAGAGTAGGCAATATTTATAAAATAAACTTTAAATGAAAAAGCTATTTACTTTAGCATTAATCGGAGTTTTCTCCACATTATTAACTTCTTGCAGCAATACTGGAACTGCGGATTCGTTCCCAGAAGAAACTAACCAAATTAAGCAAAGCGAAATGAAAGCTTCGGCTAAGGAATCAGGCTCAGCTTCTTTGGAAGAGGCTATTTTAGTGACTTCAAAAGATGAAAATCTTGTTGCGATTAACCATGAAACACTTCAATTAGTTCATAGGGGCGAATTATTAAAAGAATCAGATTTTGAGAACAATATTGTTTTGAATCCTGAAATTGAAAGAAAAGTTAAAACAGTTTGTAAAGCAACCGACTCAAATGGTTACACTGTTTCGATTGTTCATGTTTATGATAATCACTACTCAGGATATCAATTAGTAACCACTTCGCCAAGAGGTTTTTCATCAAGTTCAAGTATAAACTATTTTCCAACAGATTGCTTATCTGTATGGTCAATGGGATGGTTTTAATAAAATAATAAAGAATATAATCAGCTTGCAAATGTGAGCTGATTTTTAAAAGAGCTGTTGATGTAATTGGTAAACATATTCCTCAGACAAACGGGGTTAATTTTTGAAGGTTCGAATCCTTTATAGCTCACAAACATAGTACACGTTGTATTGTTGAAGTTCAGCATAAACCTTGCACCTCAACTCGAAGGTTGGTTAAAACACAGAGATATTGCCATCAGGGAACTTCGTAAAAATAATTACTGATAAATATCTCACGAGCGAGTTTCAATGCGAGAGTTTGAATTTTTAATAAAATAATGCAAAAGAAACCAACTTCTAAAATACCTATTAAAAAACCAACCACTCCAAAAAAAGCAGTGGTTAAAACTGTTAAGGCAGCAACGGAAAAAACCGCACCTGCAAATGATTCTACACCGAAAAGAACTACAAGAGCAACGACAATTAAAAGCAAGGTGGAAACAACGGTTAAAGCTCCCGTAAAACCTACGACACGAAAACCTGCTGCAAAAAAGACTACAACTAAAACTCTGGCAAAGAAACCAACAGCTCGAAAGACTACTCCCGCAAAACCTGCTGAGGTTGAAGTGAAGACGAATCCGGGAAACTTTCCAAAAGGAAATCAATTCTGGATGAACAGGGCTAAGCATGGAAGAGATAAACTCTTTGGAACTCCAGTGTTGTTATGGGAAGCTGCTTGCGAATATTTCAGATGGGTTGAAGAAAATCCTTTGTATGAAACAAAGGTCTTTAATTATCAGGGCACTATCGTTACAGAAAAAGTTCCAATCATGCGAGCGATGACGCTGGCGGGGCTTTGTTTCTATCTAAATTGCAACGAAGCTTACTTCCGACAGTTCGAAAAAGACAAAGAAGAGTCTGGCGATTATTCTACGGTCATCACTGATATCAGGACGGTTATCTACCGTCAAAAGTTCGAAGGTGCTGCCGGAAACTTACTAAATGCCAACATTATCTCAAGGGATTTAGGCCTTGCTGATAAGAAAGATATCTCCAGCAATGGCCAAACTCTATCATTTACTAATTTCTTAATACAATCTTCCGAAGAGGAAGAATAACCATGAAAGATAAAAAAAGTGGAATAGGATCGCATCATTCAGCAAACATGAAAAAAGATGAATGGTTAACTCCTCCTGATGTTATCGAAGCATTAGGACGATTTGACTTAGATCCTTGCTCCCCAATTAATAAACCATGGGCGACTGCCAAAAATCATTTTTCAATTAAAGATGATGGACTTTCGCAAATCTGGTCTGGCAGAGTTTGGTGTAATCCCCCTTATGGTCTTGAAGCTGCTAGATGGTTAAATAAACTTAAAAATCATAAAGATGGTATTGCTTTAATTTTTGCCAGAACTGAAACTAAAATGTTTTTTGATCACGTCTGGAATGATGCTGATGCTTTGTTGTTTATTGAAGGTCGTTTATACTTTCATCATGTCGACGGATCAAGAGCAAAAGCAAATTCTGGTGCTCCGTCTGTTTTAATAGCATACGGAAAGAGCAATGCAGAAATACTTAAAAACTGCAAAATAAAAGGTAAATATATTCAACTTTCGTAACCTATGAGCAAAGACCTCCATCAAAAAGCGTTAAACAAATTCACCGAATGGCGTGCGCCGGGCGGATGGAATAAGTTTGCTTATGATGTATTGCTTGCAAGGATGGACCCTGAACAGCAAGCAATTATTGATTCCGTTCAAATGAATCCGAGAACCTCGGTGATGTCGGGAACTTCGAGAGGAAAAGATTTTTTAAGTGCTGTTGCCGCTATGTGCTTCATGTACTTAACGCCAAGATGGAAGAACGGAAAACTAATCCACAATACTAAAGTTGCAATGACTGCTCCGACAGGTAGACAGGTAAATAACATTATGCAACCGGAAATCTCAAGACTTTACAACAATGCTTTAAGCCAAGGAATTGATTTACCTGGTAGATTGGTCGGGAATGATATTCGTACCGATTGGGATGAGTGGTTTTTGACAGGATTTAAAGCCGATGACAATGCAACGGAAGCATGGACGGGATTTCACGCTGTAAATACTATGTTTGTTGTTACTGAAGCCACGGGTATATCAGAAACAACCTTCAACGCTATTGAAGGTAACTTGCAAGGTAATTCCAGAATGCTGATTGTTTTTAATCCAAACGTCTCAACCGGTTATGCGGCAAAATCTCAGAAGGGAGAAAGATGGAGTAAATTCAGTTTAAATTCTTTGAACGCTGTTAATGTTGTTCAAAAGAAAATGATTATTCCCGGGCAAGTTGACTACGAATGGATTGTTGATAAACTAAACGAATGGTGTACGATAATCTCAAAGAATGATATCCTGATTGAAGAGGATGATTTCGAGTTTGAGGGAATCTGGTACCGACCAAATGATTTATGCCGAGCAAAGATTCTCGGTAAGTTCCCGAAAGTATCTGAAGAAGCGCTTATACCTCAGCAATGGGTAGAATTAGCAAATAAACGCTGGACTGAATACCAAAAACTAAACACTAAAACCCATAAAAAGAAACATAATCTTATCCTTGGAAGCGATATTGCCGGGATGGGGCGTGATAATACCGTAGACTGTTACCGGTATGGAAATTATGTTGAGAAATTCACTACAAAGCATTCTGATGGTAAAGCCAATCATATGGAAGAGGCGGGAAAAATTGCTAATACTCTTCGTATTGATCCGAAAGCGGTTGCGTCTATTGATACCATCGGAGAAGGTGCTGGGGTTTATTCGAGGTTGGTAGAGCTTGGTCTTGAGAAGCGTGTTATTTCCTGTAAGTATTCCGCCAAGCCTGAGTTCCGTGGTCGTAAACTTAAAGACAGTACTGAACAGTACGAATTCCTAAACATGAGAGCGTTTTTGTTCTGGTCCGTTCGTGAGTGGTTGGACCCGAAAAACAACAACGATGCTATGCTTCCGCCTTCCGAATCTTTCCTTGAAGAAGCTACGGAAATCAAATGGTTTTTCCGGTCAGATGGTAAGATTCAAATGGAAAAAAAAGAAGATATAAAACTAAGATTGAAGCGTTCGACTGATGAGTTTGACGCTTTAGCAAATACTTTCCATCCTATTTCTCCTGTAATGAGTGCAGAGGGATTGAGTGGGATTTTGTGGTAAAAAAAACTTATGAAAACAATAGTGAAACACTCGAGAACTAAATCAGCTTGGAATGTTGTAAGTACAACTATAGGAACTAAATATAAAATTGCTGTTGTTCCATATATCCTGACTGACGATGAAATAACACAAACAAAAGAGAAGAATGAAGCTTTAGAACATGCTGAATTTATCTCTAAATGTTTTAACAAAAAGATATAGTCCTCATGAACATAGCAGAAATAACAGAAAAAGCTTCACCAGCGGAACAAATCGAAGTTCTAAAGGTTGACCGCTCGACAAAACCAAAAATCGAAGATCTAAAAAAAGAATGGAAGGTTTCGGAGCACCGAACTATTCAAGATAAAACCTTCCTTCCGGATAAAGAGATTAAAAACGAAAAAGGAGAGGTTCAAAGAACTAAACCCGTAAATAGAATTGCAATTCCAGTTCAGAAATACATCGTAAACAGTGCTGTTTCATTTGGTTTTGGTAACCCTGTTACGATTAAAAGTAATGCCGAGGAAGGTAGCCAGGAAGAGGTTGTCGAAAAAGCTATTGAAAGGATATTGTTCGAAAATAAAGCCAATATCAAAAACAGACAGATAGCAAGGGAGCTTTACAGATCAACCGAAATCGCTGAGTATTGGTATTATCAGAAAGTAGATACTCATGAAGATTATGGTTTTCCATGTAACTTCAGAATTAAATTGAAGCTCTTTGTTCCTTGGAAAAATGATGTTCTTTATCCGATGTTTGACGAGTTTGACAACATGGTTGCGTTCTCTCGGGCTTTCACTTTGATTGACAAAGAAAGAAACACGATCGAATACTTCGAAACTTACACAGATACCGAAGTAAGACGATTTAAAAAAGCAGATGCGGGATGGATTGATGAGGTTATCGAAGGAGCAGGGAAGAATGTCATCGGAAAAATCCCTGTTGTTTATGCTTCTCAGGAAGAAACAGAGTATGAAGACGTAAAATACGATATTGAACGTTTGGAGCTTTTGTTTTCCCGTCATGCTGAGATTAATGATTATCATGCAGCGCCAGTAACATTCATTACTGGCACAGTCACATCTTTACCACAGGCCGGGGAAGCAAATAAAGCTATTATGGGAGACATAGGTTCTGATATGAAGGTTATTTCTTGGGAAGCGGCTCCGGAATCTGTAAGATTAGAGATTGAAACAAGGCTCGAAAACATACATAAATTCACTAAAACACCTGATTTGTTTAGACAGGTTAAAGGAATGTCTCAAGTAAGCGGAATCATGCTTAAAATGCTGTTTATGGATGCTCACTTGAAAGTAATGGAGAAGAATGAAATTTGGGAGGAATATTTCCAGAGACGTTTTAATATTCTGAAGTCTTATGTTGGTAATCTTTTAAATTTAAAATTAGCTGATGCAACAAACAATCTGGAACTTGAACCGGTAATTAAGCCTTACATGATTCAAGACACGAAAGAATGGGTTGAAACGCTTATGACGGCCAACGGAAACAAGCCTTTAGTTTCTCAGGAATATTCTGCTGAACTTGCGCAATTGGCGCCGAAAGAAGATTGGTTAATTCTTGAAGCTGAGCAGGAGAAAGCGAAAACTGAGAGTGTGTTTAATAATCCTGTAGAGTTGTAAAATAATGGCTGATCTTCACGATGATATTTTTGATAATACTCACTTCGAAAGAGGTGAGTATAACGTTCGTAGGATAAAAAGTTTTTATCAAAAACTCATCGAAGATATTGTAAAGCTTATCTCCCTCGGTCAAATAGATACAACAAAACTATTTTCATTTAAAGACTATCCGCAGCTAAAGCCACAAGTAGATAAACTTTTCGAAGGCTTTACGAAAAACGTTTCAGCGGAAATGTTCAACCAATTCGAACAGAGTTGGAAGTATGGAGAGAAAAAACAATCAGCTTTAGTCAATGAAATAGCGTCAAAAATCAATCTTCCTAAAGAAAAGGTGAAAGAATACCTAAATCCGAATTCGGATGCTTTAAAAGCGTTTCAAAATCGTAAGATAGACGGGTTGAGGTTATCTGATAAGATTTGGAAATTATCTGATCAGTTTAAAAAAGAAATTGAGCTGGGTTTGGATATCGGAATCGGGGAGGGGAAATCAGCATCCAAACTTGCAAGAGAATTAAAAGCAAACCTTACGGATCCTGATCGACTCTTTCGAAGAGTTAGAGATAAACACGGAAATTTAGTATTATCAAAAAATGCAAAAGCTTATAAACCCGGACAAGGAGTTTATCGATCTTCTTACAAGAATGCTGAACGATTAACCAGGACGGAAAACAATATTGCTTATCACGAAGCTAACTTTCAAAAGATGCAGCAGTTTGATTTTGTGAAGGGAATCAGAATTAAATTATCAAACAATCCTAATCATTGCCCGTTTTGTGAAGCGATGGCGGGGGAATATCCAAAGGACTTTAAGTTTTGGGGATGGCATCCACAGTGCAGATGTACTGTTATCACCATTTTAAAAACTTGGGCGGAAATGGAAAAGGATAATGAGAGAATTTTCGCTGGATTAAAACCTTTAGAACCTGCAGATGCAATTACAAAACTTCCGCCTCAATTTACATCTTGGGTTTCGGAGAACAAGCAGAAGATTCAAAATGCTAAATCCAAGCCTTATTTCATACTGAATAATCAAGAAAAAGTTAGCCATCTGTTGTAGATGGGTTACTTTTTAAATTTTATAAAGCATCTCACCTACCCATTTCATAAATACGTTTTGTAAAGTATGAATTTTTAAAGTGTGTTCTAAAAAATGTTCCTGAAGCTCATCTTTATCATCGTAAACGGAAAGATATTCTGCTTTAAATTTATGAATTAGAATTTCAAATTTATAATTCTTAGTATTAAGCCTATAATATGATGTATCTACGGTTTCAACTTCTTTTGAAAAGCCAAAATTAATTAACCATTCATCAGTAATGTTTATAGGTTTTAAATCTTTACTCTCATAAATTTTTAACTTGCTAATAGTTTCGTCATCAACTAAAATAGCTTTATTATAAATTGAAACATAGTTACCAATGAAGATTTCTTTAATGTCCATTATTTGTTTTCCTTCAAAGTTAACTCTTTTCCTGTAAGTGAGAAATATAAATTTTGTAGCTGGTGAACATATTCAATATTTGGTAAATCGTGATGATTGCCACCATCTCTCCAATCTTCATTTTGTTCTAGTCTCCACTCATTCTTATCAAATGTTAGGTGTGAATCGATGTTTTCTAAATACAAACCTATTAATTCAACATTTCCGTGGTATTTTAAATTAATATTTTTAAACCCGAATTTAATCAACCATTCTTCTGTTAAAGGAATGGGATGTATATTATGATATTGAACTTCGCCTATATCTGTTATCGATCTTTGATTTGAAAGAAATAATCCGTGCATTTTTATTTCTTCAACTATATATATCACAGTTCCGTCGATTGAAGTGCTTACGAAATTACCGATTCTTAATTCTTTACTTTCCATGGATTAAATTTTTTCAAAATTTTCTTTATAATATTTTTCTGCTGAATAATCATCAAGACCTTTATTTTCAGAATCAACCCATCCGGCATTGTATGCTTTCATAATAATCTGTTTCAAAGCTTCCTTGTATTGATATCCCCATGTTTGCGATTGCTTCTTTTTTAGCTCATAAAACATTCCACCCTCATTAGTAAGATATAGGAAAACGGCTCCAAAATGCTTAAAATCAATTTCACCATTTTGAACCATTAACTGAATTTCGGTTGTGGTTTTGCCGTATAAAGCAGCAAGCTCTCTAACCATAGGTATTCCTATTTCTGTCAATTGACGAAGGTCATCACCTTGTATTATGCCTTTTGATTTTACATTATCGTAAACTAATTTTATTTTTTCCGCAGAAACAGATAAGCCAATGGCTATATCTTCTATTCTTGATTCTATATTTTCCATTTAAATTCTATTTATTATTCAAAACCTCTTCTTTCTTCACTACACAAAACTTCGTTCTATATTCATCACCTGGATTAAGACTTTGCTGATATAAAGTCTGTCGAGCTACTCCAATTTGTTCAGTAGTGAACATATTGTAAATAGCCGTTATAGAGCTGAAAAAGAAATCGGCTTTACCTTCTGTCGGTTCGTGGAGTTTAACGTGGTAGATTACTCTGTTTCGTTGCATGATTTTAAAGGATGCATTATTAATGCTCCATTACTGAAAACATTACTTTGAATTATTGCGACAAAATTTCTTGCAGATACTTTTTTATCTTTTATAAGTTGTAAAATTTCAGAAATATTCTCAGTTCCTTTCAGTTTTTTCAATTCTAAATCTATTGGAAAACCGAGATGTAATAATCTATCAAAATCCTCCATATCCATGAAGTTCTTTTCATTTATCTGCTCTTGAACTTTTACGAATTCTGTTTTATCTAATAAGCCATTTTCGCAAATTAATGTTATGTATTGATCTAAATTCATTTTATTTATTTTATTGTAAATATACTAAACTTCGCTCACCCATTTAAGTAAACAGTTTCCGGAAAAGCTTTCTATCCTAAAAACCATCAATCTATTTTCATCAAAAACAGTAAGAAATAAACCGTTTAAATCGCCTTTGATTTCAATGTAAGCGAATTGCAATCCTCTGTCGTTAGAACCGGAGCAAACAGTTTGATAATTGAAATTTTCGGGCAGTTCCTGATTCCTGATAATCTTCTCTATAATAGCAGTTTCATTATCATTTGCTATTTGCAAATTATTTCCTCCTTCCGAACCTTTTTTAGAGTCGAAATTAACCTTTATTTGATGCTGAGGTTGGAAGTGTTCAGATTCTCTTTCATCCGTGCAAGATGTGAAAAGAATTAATGTAAGTAAAATTAGTATAGTCTTCATGATATTGTTAGATTGATGTCTAGTGCTAAGTAAAAAAAGTGTTGAGTATTGATTTCTCTTCCTTCTTTAGCTGTGAATATTATTTTATTGTTGAAATATGATTTTCTTTCTATTTTGATGTCGTAAAGCTTTCGCAAACCTATCCCTGAAGAGTTGTATTTTAAAGCCCTGACAACCTCAAGTATTAAGTTTGGTTGTCCTTCAATTTTAAATTCTTTCATGCTATAAAATTAAGTTGATGTTATTGTTTTTCATTGCGGTTTTCCGTAGCCGAGGATAAAAAATTGTTGAATAAAATGATTTTCATATTTATGTGAAAAATTATTTAAAATGTATAATATAGAATTTTATCAATTTATTGGAGGGGTTTTAATTGGTTTGTCAGTTGGTTTTGTTGTCGGGAAATTTTCCAAGAATAAGAGACAGTAAGATGTCGGCTTAAATTTTTGATTTATTTTTTATATTTGAACAAATCTAATTTCCATGTCTGATAATATTGAATATTTTAAAGCATCTCTCCCAATTGCAGCACTTATAGGGGTTGTTGTAGGCGCATTCCTGAACTCACGATTACAGAGAAAAGATAAACTTCAAGAACACCTTTTTACTTATAAAGTAAAGTCTTACATGGAAATTGCTAGGATCATTACCGAAACCATAAGAAGAATGGAAAAGATCAGAAGCTCTTATTATTCCAGAAAAGATGGAGAAAGTTTTTACGAGGTATATAATAACTTAGTTGATACAATATCGGAACAATCGCTTTTTATAAGTTCAAGAACAAAATCAGATTTAGATGAATTGTTAAAATCTTTACATAAAGTTTATGACAGCGAACTATTTAGAGAGGATTATGATGTTCGTATTGTTCATTATATATCATCAATATACGAATGTAGACAATTCCTCCAAAAACTTCAAAATGATATTGGCTATGAAAAGAAACCTTTAATCACTCGTAAAATTAAGTGAGCAGTATAGTTTACTCAGACTTTAATTTAATCCAGCCGTATTCCTGCAATTTTCTAACTGATAAACCATTCCAGCTTGTCGCAAATCCTAATTGTCTTAGGCCGTCTATATCAACAGCAAACAAACATCCTTTGTCTTTTTTAGAATTGTAATATTTTTTAAAAGAATCAATATCTGACCATCCCAACTCTTGAACATCTTCAGCTGTAATTAATGAAATTGGTTTGAGTTCTAATGCAGTATGCTCCGTTACTGGAATCCAGCCATCACATTCAATCCCTTTTAAACTTACAGAAACTAAAGTTGTGTGAATGATGTCGTTTCCGTTTTCGGACCTGAAACAATCTGAATCAATAATCATGTTTTGCCCTAAATGTTGAGCGTAAAATTTCAATCTGTTTTCTTTTGTATTTTCCATATCGTTTACCTTTTTTGAACATGTGCATAAATTGCACGAGTTAGTGTATTAAAATGTTTATTTTAGTTCCAATTCCTCAAAAATTAAAGGAGTACAATGTTTTCTTCTATGTTAATCTCTGATTGCTTAACATAAGATGTTTCATTTTCAATTATGCTGGTTTTTTCACTCGCTTTCTCCAAAGAAGCCTGAGAACATTCCTTTGCGTACATTTTTACGAGTTCGTCTATTCTTTCATTTGCGTGTTTGAAGTTTGCAGTATCAAACCAAAGTTCTTTCCAAGAATCAAATCCTTGCTGAACTGCATATTTTTCTTTCAGCTCTTCTAATCTGCTCATAATAGTATTTAAAAATCGTTTATAAATTCAGAATCCCCGTAAATAGCGCCATTCGGGAAATATCCAAACACTACATATCCATCTTTCAAACCTGCTTCAAAATCACGTAAAACATAGGAAATAGAACCATCAATCAATCTGCCTGTATAATCAGGCTTTTCTTTATCCCATTCTCTCAATGTAATTGTATCACCAGAAGCGAAATCTCTATCATTAAATCTTACTTCAAACTTCTTCTTTCCGGAAATAGCAGGTTCAAAGAATTGAGTTTCTAATTTTAAATCGTGGTGTTTCATCTTTGTTTTTATTTAAGGGTTTGCGTGACTCTTATTCATTCTGTAACTATTTAATTATTGATAAAAAAGATGATAAAATCACGGTCTTTTATTTATTTAATCCATTGAAATAATACACATATCAATATTTCAACACGACAAATATACAAATTTCCAACGTATTAAATACGTTTGAAAGCATTATTTTTGATTCATTAAAATGAAATCAAAATGATTAACCCAATCGTAAAAAAACATTTCCTAAAAAATGGGCTTTCCGAAAAGGCATTACAGGGATTATCTGATTCTATTACGGGTTCTCTTGGAGAAAACGCAACTGATGAAGAAATAACTGCTCAATGTGTGGTTTTCGAACCGCTTGCTAAAACTTTTCAATCAGAGATTGATGCGAGAGTGACAGCAGCAACTAAGAAGAAAGAACAAGGTGGAAATTCTGGTGAAGGGGCAGCAGATGAACCTAAACCAGAGGAAGGTAAAACAACTGATCCTATGCTTTTGGCAATTCAAAAACTTACAGAGACTGTACAGGGTTTGAAAACTGAAAAAGCAGTCGAAACAAACAATCAAAAAGTAGTTGCAGGACTTAAAGCTTTGAAAATGACAGATAAGGAAATCGACTCTGTTATGCTCGGAAGAAGCTTTGAAAATGACGAGGGAATTGAAGAGTTTGTTACTAAACAAGGAGAGTTTTACTCCGAAATTTTACAAAACAGAACGGAAGCTGAAGCCGGAGAAGGATATAAGCCCGCAAGTTCGGTTGGGAATCAGACTGAAGCTCAAAAGAAGGCAGACATTGAAGCTTTCAATAAGTCATTCTAAGAGCATTAATCAATCTTAACAATAACAAAATGGGATATTTAGATATTACCTCAAAAACAGGAACGAGAACGATTCCGATTTTCCAGAAGATTCTGGAAACTGCACGAGGTGGTTTTTCATTAGACATGACAGGGTTAACAGTAGGTGAGACAATTTCCGCTGGTACACCTATGACGTTTGATGAAGCTACTAGAAAAGCAAAGAAAGCAACCCTAACAGGGGATGAACCTGACGAGGTGTCAGATGCTAAAGGTCTTTTGAAAAATGATGTAATCATTGAAGATGCTGCTCCTGTAGATGTTGTTCTGAGAGGAACGGTTTACGCAAGAAGAGTTACACCTTCAATTGACCAAGCTCATAGAGATGTCTTACCTCTAATTATTTTCTCTGAATCTCGATAATCTCTTAAAAATTAAACAAAATGGCTAAAGAAGCATCAGTTTTTGGAAGTGTCGCTGATCAAGAGACAACCCAAATCATGATCGATACAAGGCTTGAGAAATTCAATCAGCCTTGGTATTCAAAATATTTCTCATTTGCCCTGCCGCAAATCTCATTAACCTACACAACAGTATTGGGTAATTCAACAATTACTCCTGCTGCATCTTTCGTAACTCGTGACGGTGAAACTCCATTGAGAAGCCGTGAGACTTTACAGTCTTTGACAGGTAAAATCCCACCAATTAAGGTAATGAGAGACTTGGATGAAGAGAAATACAGAAACTACATGGTTCTTCAGGACATGAAGGCTATTAAAGACAACGAAAAAAAGAACCAAGCTTTAAAATTGATTTGGGATGACTTGAAATACGTTACTGAAGCAGTTGATAAAAGACTTGACTATACCGTTGCAGAGGCAATTTCTACAGGAACAATTACGATTACCGCAGACAATAACCCCGACGGTATTGTGGTTGGTACTATTGAATTGGAAATGCCTACTGGGAATAAAATCAACGCATCTGTTGATTGGAGCGATACCGTAAATTCAAAACCAATTACAGATATCACCAATTTGGTAAATGGTGCTTATAGTAAAGGTAAAACATTTGCTAAAATGTTGATTGATAATACCGCTTTTCTTCAGTTCATGCAGTCTAAAGAAGTAAAAGAAACAGTAGGAACATTTTTCGGACTTTCGGCAGCAGCAAGAAATTCTCAAACAGCTCCATTGACTTCTGATAGAATCAACGAGTATATGACAGCTGCAAAGCTTCCTGTTTTCGAAATTGTTGACATCCGTGTTCCAATCGAAAAAGATGGAAACGTCTCAATTTTACAACCTTTCAAAGCTGCGAATATCGCATTTATTCCTGAAGGTAATTTGGGAGAAATCAAAAATGCTTTAGCGATGGAAGAAATGAAACCTGTTGAGCATGTTACCTACAATAAAAAAGGTAGAACACTTATTTCTAAGTGGTCAGCAAATGAGCCTTGGGGTGAGTGGACTAAAGCGGAATTGAACGCATTCCCGGTAGTTGATACTATCAAGTATATCTACTTACTGAGTACAACCGGAGATTTCTAAGAATATGTCAGTAACAAACAAGGAATATTTCCAAAGTAAGCTTAGACGATTGTCTATCACTATGAGTGATGCAGATCTGGACGTTTTTTTTGCTTCTAAGCAAATCGACGGTGCTTTTGATTTGACAAAACCCGATGATATGGATAAGCTTTTCACGGAAATAATCCTTGAGTTATTGATAACTCCCGATATATCTGAAGATGATTATTCAGTCAAATATGACCGAAAAGCTTTAGAAAGCTGGTATGCTATGGAATGTATCAGATTAGGAATCGAAGATCTTTTAAAAAAAGGCAAAGTTCAAGTTAAGGACATAAGCTATTTAGCATGACACAATATCCCCACGATTTGTATGTGGTAAGCAATACTGAAGGCGGAACGGATCCGGAAACAGGTTTTCCAATTCCTTCCGAACCTACGGAGGTTTTTCACTGTAAATGTAGAGAAAGAGCAGCAGGACCAGGAAATATCATTGCAAAAGAATCTGGTGAAGTTGTGAATTATTCTTCAAAAGTGGTGATGCCGAATGGAACTGCAAAAATTCCAGCAAATACTAAGATTATCATCAAAAATGGAGATGAAGTCATTCTTTCTGGTGATGTAATAAGATTTTCAGATGCTCCTCAATTACACTGTAGATTATGGGTATAGAAGCTAATTTCAAAATGTCTGAAATCAACTCATATCTGCAAGGCAAGGTTAAAATGCTAGACGAGTTGATGATTAGAAATCTCAATTTTCTCGGTATGGAGTGTGTAAATCTTGCAAAAAGCTTAGACACTTATACAGATAGAACCGGAAATCTTAGAAACTCAATCGGGTATATAATTGTAAAACACGGAAATGTTATTTCGTCAAAATTCGAAGCCGGGCAAAGAGGACCTGAATTCGATTCGAAAGAAGTTCCCGGAGAAAGAGTAGGAGAAAATTTCGCTAAAGAAATTGCTAAAAACTTTCAGGTTGGATATGCGCTTATAGTTGTTGCAGGAATGGAATACGCAAGTTATATCGAGGATGTTAAACACCTGGATGTTATTGCACCAGCAAAAAGCTTAGCAGATGTCAGAATTAAGCAAGTCGCACAAAGTATTGTCAATTCAATGAGAAAAGCACAATGATAACATCTTTTGAATTAAAATCTATCGCATACGGAATTGTCGCTTCGAGTCAATTTAAAACCATCATGACAGGTGATGTTTATATTGATCAGAGACCTTTCGATTCTACGAAAAATGATGTTGTTATCGGAGCTTTACTTGTTCCTGACTTGGTTTTATATCCTTCTACAATTCTGATAAACATTTACGCAAGCGATTTAAAATCCGGAACATCTTACAGACCCGATTTAGCAACGCTTAATAATGCTACAAAATTACTAATGCCTTTTTTCGATGAAATTTATTTACCAAATAAAAAAACATACATCGAAATCGAGTCTCAGCGTGATTATAAAGTCGATGGAAAGAATGAATGGGTTTCCGTCATCAGACTTAAAACAAGAACAATTCAATAACAATTAATCAAAAATAAAAATGGCTTGGACATTCGGTGTAAAAAAAATTCTATCAGGCGACAAAGCTGTCGATGGAGGTATGGGAACCGTGCTTACAGAGCACGATGAACACTTGAAAGGTACGGTAGTTCTTGAAACTACTGACGAAACTATTAACTGGGTTGAAACTGAAGAGAAAGGGAAGAGACTGGCGCTCAGTCAAAATGACGCTGAAACTACTTTGACTTTTGAAATTGCAAACCCTTCATTAGCGACTATGGCTTTCTATCTGGGGGGTACAGTTGAGGAAGTAGGAGGTAAAGATACTTATTCACCTCCAGCAGTTAAAGATATTATTGAGAAATCAGTAACACTTGAAACTAAAGTAGGTTACGACATTGATATTCCGAACGGGAAAGTTATGGCAACTCCACTTGGTGGAACTGTCGGAACTGATGGTGTTATGACAATGAAAGTCGTAATCACTGTTCAAGCTCCTGAAAAAGCGGGTGTTGAAGGTATTACTTTCAGAGAGAAATAGTATTAAAAACTAATTAAAATGCAATCCGTCTGCATTCTGTAGACGGATTTTTTCAAAATATGGAAAATCCTGAAGATTCAATATTCAAAGAATTTATTGCAGAAAATACTTTCGCAATCGAAGCTGAAGAAAAGGAAGCGGATCTGCTTATAGAACACGGTTTTAAGATCAATATTGGAAAACGTGAATTCCATATTAAACCCTTGCATTTTGGAACAATCACTCAAGCAAACAAATATGCTGTAAAACTCAAGGTAAATCTTCTTTCAGATGATAATTCATCGGTTTTCAAAGAAATGGAGAAGAATATAGATCCTCTCATGCGCTTTATAGCAGTTAGTATTCTTCATGATTACTGGAAAGTAAAATTATTTACTGGTTTACTTTCAAAGTATCTCAAGTGGAAATTGAATCCACAAATAGCATTAAAGATGAGTATTGCAATACTCCAGATGTACGACATCAAAAATTTTATAACCTCTATCAGAATAATAGGACAGATGACGATAACAAGTCCGAAGGAGACGAGTCTGGTAGATGGGAAAACACCGGTCTCAAATCTATCTACGGAACTGCAGGATTTGCAATGAAAACATTAAACATTTCCTACAAAGAATTAATGTGGGGAATTCCGTGGGGAACCATTCTACGAATGTTATCTGACTTACCGAGTCAAAAATACGTAGACAATAAATCAGAAGGCAAGCCGAACGAAGAAGTGAAAGAATTAACACCTCAGAATACTTCAGACTTCGCAAAACATATTCAAGAGCTTAATAAGCGAAATATAAAATAATGAATCAGGGAGCTTTACATTTCGATGCACTTTTATCCGTTAATAATTTTGATGCCGGTATCACTCGTATCAAAAATAGCATTCGTGAAGCTTCCGGAGTTGCAAAAAGAGAAGCTGAATCAATGGATTCGGCTTTCCGTAATTTAGGTACCGCCATCGGTGGTTACTTTTCCGCTCAAACACTATTCTCATTTACAAAAGAGCTTATCAATGTAAGAGGTGAATTCCAGAAAACGGAAATTGCATTTTCTACAATGCTTGGAAGTGCTGATAAGGCTAAGGTATTGATGGGGCAAATGGTTGATCTGGCTGCTAAAACTCCGTTTTCTTTAAAAGATGTATCTGTAGGTGCGAAACAACTTCTTGCATTCCAGGTTCCTGCGAAAGACCTTTTAGATACTTTAACTAGGATCGGAAACATTTCCGCAGGGGTTTCAGTTCCTATTGATAGAATTATTCTTGCATATGGTCAGGTAAAAGCTGCCGGAAGATTAATGGGTACGGAAATGCGTCAGTTCACCGAAGCTGGTATTCCAATGTATGCTGAATTAGCCAAGGTTCTAAAAACTGATGAGACAGCTATCAAAGGTATGATTGAGGCTGGCAAGGTAGGTTTTAAAGATGTTGAGCAGGTAATCAAAAATCTGACAAGCGAGGGAGGAATGTTTTTCGAATTAATGGAAAAACAGTCTACCTCAATGTCTGGAAGAGTTTCGAATCTTGGCGATCAATGGGATCAAATGCTAAACAAAATTGGTCAAGCTAATGAAGGTATTCTTTACGACGGTATTGATGGATTAACACATTTAGTTGAGCATTATCAAGAGTTATTCGAAATAATAAAAACTCTTGTATTGTCGTATGGAGCATATAAAGCAGCTATAATGGTCACTTCAGCTGCTCAATCAGTAGCGAATAAAACATTAGCAACGGAAATAGGGTATTTATCTTTTTCGCAAAGGATGAAACTCGGCCGTGCAATAGTTACGCAAAGACAAACTGCTGCAACTCTTGCTGAAGCCCAAGCTGAAAGAGCTGCTTTAACGACTAAATACGCAACGCTTCAAGCTGAGGTTTCTTCATTAGCTGTGAAAAAGCAAAAAGCAATTGCTTTAGCTATCGAAAAAGCACAAGCTTTAGGAAATGCTCAGGTTCAACTTGCTTTAGCTAAAGCAGAATTAAGATCTGTTCAAGCAAATGGTTCAGCTAGAGAGGTTTTAATTGCTACGAAAAATGTTGAAAAAGCTCAAAACACTGTGCAAGCAGCGCAAGAGAATGCTTCAATAGCTAGAAAGGGAGCTTTAACTACAGCGACTGAATTCCAAACAACACAAACTCAACTTAAAAATACAGCTACAAGTTTATCAGCGGTAACTAATACGGTAGAGACGGCTACTGAGATTGAGCAAACAGCAGCAAAAACGCTTAATACTTTATCAACTCAAAGATTAACATTCGCTCAAACAGCACAAACTCTTGCCATGACGGCAGCGGCAAAAGCTGCATCATTCTTAAATGCAACATTGTTTGCTAATCCGTATGCTTTAGCAACGGCCTTGATTATAGCATTGGGATATGCTATTTATAAATATAATACTGCCTTAACGGTTGCTGAAGAATCGCAGAAAAGAATGAATGACGATGCTAAGAATCAGATTTCAACAATTACTGAACAAGAAGCAAAAATAAAGGCTTTAATTAAAGTTGTTGAAGATCAAACCTCATCAGAAGATACGAAAGCTGCCGCCTATAAAAGAATTGCATTACTAACTAATGGAAGACTTGATCAATTAGATGCAGAGGCTGTAAAAACTGGGAAAGCTACAGGAATGATTCAGAAATATATTGAAATGTTGAAGCTTGAAGCCGAGGCAAAGAGATATGTTAATGAATTAGGAAGGTTAGAAATAGATACTGAAGATTTAAAAAACACTCGAGGAGATTTCGGTCTTGGCGATATGTGGGATGATTTCACAGATTTCGATAGTAGTTTTAACTGGAGTCTAAAAGAAAGAAAAAAGGAGCGTGTAGATAGAACTCTTAAATCTAAGGAAGAAGAAAAAAAAGAAATAAATAAAAAACTAGAAAATCTCGCAAAACGAGGCGTAAATATTACAGAAACAGAAATTACAGAAGATAAATCTCCTGCTAAAAAAGGTTGGGCTCAAAAAATAAAGGCTCAAATCGAGGAACTAGAAGCAGCCGCTGATAGTGCTCCGACTCAAGCTGCATATCAGAAGATTAGAGATAAAATAAAATTGCTTCAGGAATTATTAAATCCTAAAAAAGAAAAACAAGAAGGTCAGTTAGCTGAAATACTTCCTAAAGGATCCATTAAAGAACTTCAACAAAGAGCATCTTTATTACAAGATGCCTATGACACCGCACAAGATGGTATGGTAAAGCTTCGTAAGCTTGATAAATTCGGGAAGGATAAAGATAAGAAAGGTAATCCTTTTTACACTGGTGAGGTTGTTTCTGCGGAAGAAGCAGGAAAACGTCTTGAGGCAATAAATGATGAAATTAATAAAAAGCAATACAAGTCTTTCCAGGAACGAATTGACGAATCAGAACGTCAATGGAATAATTACTATAAAATGTCTGAATTTTATGGTAAGGAAACCGCTGATGCTCAATATAAAGAGTTATTTAATGGTGCTCAAAACTATCTTGAATATTTAGAAAAACAAGAACAGGTTTTAAGAGCAAAACAAACTACCGGACTATTAACAGAAAAGGATAAAAAAGATATTCTTTTTCTTCAGCAAAAAATCTCTGAATTAAACGGCTCTGAAACTCCTTTTGAAAACATCAAACGTGAAATTGATAGTGCATTAAAATCAATTTCTTCTCTTTTTGACCAGCAAGAATTTTTAGAAAAATACACCACCGGATTATTTGAGAAAGAAGGTAATTCGAAACTTTTCCTTGATGTAAATAAATATGCACAGGATTTAAATCGAAACTTATTACAACAGAAAAAAGACTCTTTTACTGAGTTTTTAAAAGAGGAAGAAAATTTCCAAAAAAAACAAACTGATATCATTGCTAAATGGGATGATATTAGGAAGGAATTACAGGAGAAAGCAGATGTGTCTCCCGAAGAAAAAACTAAGTTAAAAGATCGTTCCTATAAATTACAAGGAGAAGAAATATCAGCGCTTTCTTTAAAAAACCTTCAAAAAACCGACTTATGGGTTAAAGCGTTTGGTGACCTAGATCGTGTTGGAACTAAATCTCTTTTAAAGTTGAGAGATGGTTTACTTCAATATTTGGCAGTTAATAAAAATTTAGCTCCTACTGAATTAAAGGCTATTCAAGAGCAAATTTTAAAAATAGAGGAGACTGTTGGAAAAAGAAATCCTTTCGAGGCAATCGGCATAGCTGTTCAAAACTATAAGAAAAAAAGAGAGGAACTGAATGAAGTAGAAAAGAAGTTTGGTAAAAATAGCCAACAGTATAAAGATAAACTCAAAGAATTAGAATTATCATTTGTCGGAATTACGGAAGTTGCTGGGGCTGCAGCAAATGCAATGATTGACATTGTTGTAAATATTGGTGATGCTTTCGGGGGGCTTTCAGACGACTTAAAGCAAACGCTTGCTGAAGTTCAACAGTTGGTTGATGGTATTGTGAATACTGTGGTGGGCTACTTCTCTCAAAATTACGGACAAATGATTTCCGGTATTGTTCAAATTGTTAGCGCTGCCTCTAAATTATTAAATGGGGATAACGATAAAGATCGACATGTAAAATCATGGCAAAGAGCGGTTGATGACTTAAAACTCTCTTACCAACAATTACAGTATGTAATAGAGCAAACTGCTGGCGAAGGGCAAATTGAAAAACAGCGTGAGTTAATTGCAAACCTAAAAGAGCAGCAAAAAATTCTCCTAAACATGAAATCAGAAGAGAATGCAAAGAAGAGCGAAAATCAAGATAAAATTGAAGCATATAGTCAGCAGATAAAAGAAATCAATCAACAAATACAACAGTTAATTGATGATTTTAAAACAAGTGTAACAACTACAAACTTTAAGGATTTATCTGAAAACATAGCAAAAGCTCTGATAGACGCTTTCGGAAAAGGAGAAGATGCCGCAAACTCATTTGAAAAAGTAGTAGATGATGTAATGCGAAATGCCGTTGCTAATGCTTTGAAGATAAAAATATTACAACCAGCAGTAGAAAGCATGGTGGATCAACTATATGCTTCAATGGGGTATGGCAGTTTGTCTGGAGCAACGGCAGAACAAGCTAAGCTATTAAAGGATATGAAAGATCAAATAGCAGAAATAGACAAACAATTACCAACCGCAAGTTCATTTAAAGCAGCCAGTCTCAATGCCACTAAAAAAGATTTATTAGAGAAAATAGCTGTTCTGAATCAGCAAATTGCAGCCAATGTTGTTTCGGGGTCATTTGACGGTTTGACAGAGGCTGAAAGAGAAGCGACAAAAGCTACTGGAAAAACTGCTATGCAGCAATATATGGATGCTCTCAAGCAATATGAGGATTTATTCGGTTCCGCCGCTGAAAACGCTCAAGGTATGAAAGGTGACATCAAAGGAATTACAGAAAAGACCGCCGGAGCACTGGAAGCACAATTTAATGCTGTTCGTATTAATGTCGTTGCAATCCTAAAAATTCACCAGGCTAATCAAAACACCTTCAAAAATCAGCTTAATGTTTTAAGTCAAATTGAAGTTAACACTAAGAAAATGGCTAATGATCTTGCGGATTTAAATTCTAAAATCAAGAAAAACGGAGGCGGTTTAGCCGGTATACCATAATGGAAAATAAAAACATTTTTAAATCGGCTGTTAAGTTGAATTTATGCAGAGAGTGGCAGGAGAAAATGAAAAATGATTCTTCTCTGGAAAGTCTATGTAAAATGTACTTCGCTGGCGACGATTGGAGTATGGAAAACGACTTTCCAAATCTTGAAACTTTAAGAGCTTTCAAAGGTAAATCTGATGTATTTGGAATTCATACAGATTTCATTGGAAGTAATGTAAATGAGTTTGAGGCTGCTTATTTCGGTGATTCTGATGTAAATCTTAATTATAATAAGTACTCAGTAGGTAAACTAATTCTAAGACACAATACGAAGGCGAAAATTCAAACTAAAGACAATGCTGTTCTTTTTATCAATTTACTTGATAATGCTGAGGTAGAAATCGAATGTTTAGACAAAGCTTTGGTAAATGTTTTCTGTTATGGAAATCAAAATTTGAAAAGCATTGGAAATGTAAAAGTACAATCATCAACTTTCAAAAAATGAGTGAGGTAAAGTATTTTGTCAACAATAAAAACTTTCGTGATTTTGAAGTTTATGTTTCTGATTCTATTGGTCTCACTGATGCTTTGGAAAGAAAAAACGTACAGTCTTATGATTGGGCAGAATATCACGGTACCTCTCCGGATTTACGAAACGTAAAATTCAAGGAAAGAAAGATTCAATTAAAATGTTTTGTTGATGGCGAGAATTGGGAAGTGATGAATGCTCGGTTTTTAGATTTTAAAAATCAATTTACCAAAACAGGAACTCAAAGACTCCATATTGTTCCTTTTGAATTTAAAACTTTGGCTTACGAAGTTTACATGCAGGAAGATATTGCCTTGGAGAAAACATTCAGAAAGGGTAGAATGGTGGGTGTGTTTACTATTAACCTTATCGAACCGAACCCGATTAAAACCATTCTAAAAACATCTCTTGATAAGTTTAAACTTTCTTACGAGTCTACAACCGAAACAGAAATATTCTTTGGCGACGGTACGAAGCAGATAGCCAGAGGAAATGTAAACTTCACTAAGAATTACGAATCACCATCTTATGAAAGCTCAGGAATCAATCTGATTTCAGTAAGCGGTGTAAATGCAGATTTCTATGAAGCATACACGATTCCCACCGATGAAACGGCTTTCAGATTTTCAGTTGAAGTGGTTCTTACTGCACCGAAAGATTTGATTTTGGTCGTAATTGGAAGAAATCCAGACAATACCTATCAAGCAGTTGCTCTTTCTGAAATCACAAACGGAAAAACGGGATATAACTCTCTTGAAGCTTTTACTGAACTTAATATGTCTGATTACGGAAAATTCATCTACAAAGTTCTGGATTCCGACGGAAACGAAATCAGCAATCTTACTTACGGAAATGCAAAAGTAGAAACAGCCGAAATAATCGGAGAATGGCAAGATATGATTGGAAAAGAGAAGATAATCATCATCGCCGGAAACATAGAAGAAATTAAAAATTTACAAACCGAAGCGGAAATTCTTTGGGAAAAAATATAGAAAAACAATGGCAGACTTAAATCAAATAACAGTTAACGTAAACGATATTATTCCTCCTGATAACTTTGCGACAGTCGATGCAGGTTCAAAAATTGGCTCTGTGTATACAAAAGAGCAGGACAACGCTTGGAGAAAAGAAGTTGAAGCAGCTACGCAATCGGGAATTAAAGGCGAGGCAATTCCTTCAACAATTCCCACGCCTTGGGCTTCTGGGCAACCAGACTTGTATGAAAAGTATGATGTTAAAGTAGCGGGTACTTTTACAAATTTTAAAGATTCCGGAAATAATTCTATTGTAATATCATCTGGTAATTTAAATGGAAACTTAGTTCAGTTATGGGTGAAAAATGGAGTTACTGAAGTAAACTTAAAAGCAATGCCTCAAGCTAAAAAGAGCATTGTCAATTTCAGTGACATTCCATCGGGCGATTTTCCTCTTCAAAATTCTGGAAGTGAGAAAGTGCAAACCATTAATAATGGTGGTTTATTTCAGCTTAAAGATGGAGAGATTGCTACGATTTTAGATGTGCCTGGGGATAGCTATAAATGGAAATTCTGCGATGGATCCGATAGAATATTTAATGTTAAAAATTGGGGTGTAAATTTAATCACAGGAATTACGTCAGGATACTGGGGAGTTACCAACACCGCTCAGCATAATAGTAGCACTCAGTCAAAGACTAATATGATTACGATTGATTTTACATCATTCGTTTTATCGGGCGTTACAGCAGCACAAATTACAGCCACGGGATCAGCCTTTAACATTCGCTATTATAAAGCTGATGGTACAATGGTATCTACTCTTTATGGTACGGATTTTAATATTCCAAATGCTGTTGCAGGTGGTTGGAGATTCATCCCGCCTGCTGATGCTAAGTTTGTTGCTGCTTCTTTTAATAATGGTATGGCAGCTACAATTGTTTTAAAGACAGGGGAATTTGTTGGTCAAGAAACTGAATATAAGTTTAAGCTAGATTTAATACCTGATGGAACTTTTTTAAAAAAATCTGAAATTATAAATGTTCCAATCGAATTAATAAACCTATTTACCTCTGGATACTTCAACAGCTCTGCAACAAACAAAACTACCATTACTGCATCAAGCTCTATATACAGAACTAATTTCGTAAATGTAGTAAAAGGCAGTAAGTATATAGTTCAAAATATTGGAAATACGACATTGGGCTACAATCCTTTTATCACTTTTTTTGATATAAATGGCGATGTGGTGGGTAGAATAAACGGTAATGCTTTGACTGTTGTTACAGGTGGTTATTCGTTTATAGTTCCGAATGATGATAGAATTATCGAGTGCGTGTTTACGGTAAATGTAAATGAAAGAACATTATCTGTTAAAAAAGGAAATAGCGTGACAGAGGTAAATTACGGATTATTAAAACCTGAATTACTTCCTGAATCAACATCTCCTGTTGTTGATAGTTCGGGAAGTGTTGTGGCTTTGGATTTCTTCAACAGGGGAAATTCACCTTTACAGATTATTACAAAAAAGAAAGCGTTCTTAATCATCGGACAAAGCAATGCGCATGGAAGAGCTGATTCGGTAGAGCAGCCGCAATGGTTCATAGACTCAGGAAGGATTTTGCCTTATGTGAAATTCACAAATTCATCAAATGGTGTTTTCTCTAATTTTAACCTCGCAAGTAACGATATGTTTGCGTTTGATTTAGAATTATTTAAAAAAATAAATACAAAAATTTCTTCTGATTTTTATGCAATAAAACTTGCGGTCGGAGGTACTTCTATTTCGACCTTATCAACTGTTTCTTCGGGATATTGGACGCCAAAATTTGAAGACATACCAACAGGCAAACGAAAACTTTCATTGGAATTTAAAACTATGATATTGAATGCTATTAAAACAGCAGGAACAGAATTTGAAATCGTGGGGGTCTTAATGCATCAGGGAGAAAGTGATAAAGTTGACGTAGATAATTATTACCAAAATTTAAAAAATGTTATATCATTTCTTCGAGGGGTCGTTAATAATCCTACGCTACCTTTTTTCTTGGGCGGAATTTCGACAAAATCAACAGATTGGAGATACGGAGTTGAGAATGCAAAGGTGCGACTTGATACAGAGGATGCATATGTACATTACGTGCCTGTTACTAATGACATTTCTCTTTTGAAATCTGATGTTTTACATTTCAATGCTGCTGGAAATTTGGATTTGGCAAATAGTTTTTTTGACAAGATGGTCACTACCACATTGATTTAAGTTTTAATTCAACTTTATTAATTAATTAATTAATTAATTAATTAATTAATTAATTAATTAAAAATGAACAATATAACATTATATAGAAACAGCTCACCTCTTTTCAATTTAGTTGAAAGAGGGAAGCGTTCTGTTGAATCAGCGGCAATAAGTAGAGCTTTGCTTTCTGATGATACATTAACCATCCGAATGAAATCAAGTTCTGTTTTAGATATAAAAATCAATGACTACTTTGTTCTTTTTGGCTCAATTTACAGGCTGAACGCTTTGCCGAATGTCAATAAAATCAGCGATACAGAACATGAATATGATATTATTGCTGAGGGATTGATGTATGATATGAAGCGTTGCAAGTATTTCAACGCTGACGGAACTGGGCAAAAATTCAATTTAGAATTTCCCTTAATCGGAACTATTGAAACGTTTTTGATTTGCCTTAAAAACAATATGCAGAGGCTTTCTTTGGATTGGGAAATAGGGAATTTTACCAATGGAGAAACCAAGACAATAACTTTTGGTGATGATTCTTGCCTTTCGGCTTTGCAAAAAATTTGCGATGAATTTAAAGTAGATTTTTGGGTAAAAATTGAGAATGATAAGATCGTGATTCATACAGGGGATTTCGGGAGAAAACTACCGCTGACATTCGAATATGGAAAGGGTAAAGGATTGTACGGATTAAACCGCTCAAATGTTGACGACAACGATATTATCAATAGGCTTTACGTTTTAGGTGGTACCGAAAACATTCCCAACGGCTATAGAAACTTCTCAATGAATTTAATGTTACCGACTGCTGATTTTATTGAAGATCAAAGTTTAATTGCAGGATTCGGATTGAAAGAAGGCTCAATCACATTTGATGAGATTTACCCTAAAAGAACTGGAAAGATTTCCGCTTTAGGAGATACAAAATTCAAGTTTGTTGATAGTGGGATGGATTTCGATTTGAATGCAAAAGAAACGGATGGAGTTACCACGAAATACCTGATTGCCGGAACATCGGCAAAAATTCACTTCAATACAGGAAACTTTGCAGGATATGAATTTGAAATAAAAAAAGGCGGCTACAGTCATGCTTCAAAAACTTTCGAGATAATTCCATTCACAAATGATTCTGGCCAGAAGTTCCCAGATGTAGATTCTGAAGCTTTCCAATTTGCTTTAGGTGATGAATATGTGATCTTGGATATCGTCATGCCACAGACTTATATTGATAAGGCTGAAAATGAATTATTGGTAAAAGGACTTGAACAGTTTGAACTTCATAAAAATGCAAAAGTTTCTTATGATTTGGAAGTGGATGAAAACTACATGGAAAAAATAGGTGTCGGAAACTTTGATATAGGCGATTATGTGACTGTTTTTGATTCCGATTTAGGTATTAATAAAATGCTTAGGATAAATTCAACGACTGTAAATTTCATCGAAAATGGAAAATATAATCCATTTAGATACAAAGTTACAATTGCTGATTCTTATGAAATCAATTATGCTTCACAAGTAGTTTTGGACGTGAAAGAAATTAAGAATATTCTTTCGATTACCAGCCTCGGAAATATCAACTATTCAAAGCTTGGATTGAAAACTACTCAGGAACTTCAAAATCTCGCTTTTGATACTGATGGTTATTTCTGGCCGGAAAACATCAAACCCGAATCCATTGAAACTAATATGCTTTCTGTTGGGGCAAAATCCCAGCAGGTAAGTTGTTCAGTAGTTTTTGAATTAATGGTTGACGGAAATAAAAACAAAGTCAAAGCAAATGCAGGTGTGATCTATTCGCAAACTTTCGATAAGACTTGGAATATTGCAGAAAACAACGTCGTTCTTTCCGATGATGAATATCGATATGTTTATGCTGTTTGTTCAAAAACAGGAACAGATGCGATAATCGAATTTACTCAAGAACAAATAAAATTCGATGATAATGTTAATGATTTTTATTTTTTATTAGGTCTTTTACATCCTGTTTTTGAAGGGCAAAGAGTCCTTTCCATTAATATCGGAACTACTACGATAAACGGAGGTCTTATTCGTACAGGAATCATTTCTTCGTTGGATATGCAGACTTACTTCAATTTAGATACCGGAGAAATAAAAGGTAAAATCAAGTTTCTAAATGGCTCTGATGGATTTACTTCTATTGATGGCGGATTACTAATGTCTCAAATTATTGAGGTTGGAGATGAAACCGAAAGAAATGCCTTTATTTCAAGCATTACAGATAATGGTGATGAAAGTATAAGAATAGGAGCAGGTGCGCCATATTCCGATAAAAACAATGCACCTTTCCGTGTTTTAGATAATGGTAAAATGATTGCTGAAAATGCTGAGATTAAAGGGAAAATTAATTCAACCGAAGGTAATATTGGTGGATGGCAAATAACGCCAAAATCATTAACAAGCCAAAACGGAGAGTTATTTTTTGGAACAAGGGATAATTCAGGTGATTTAATTGATGGTCTTGTAATAAGTGCTGATGTTAATCAAAATTCTCAAATCTATAGTAATTTCAAAATTAGAAGCAATAAAAACTTAGGTTCAAATAATATAAATGAAGCAGCTTCAATTTTAGCAACTGGAAATAGTATTTTAAATACTGGATTGAGCTTGAATGCTTTTGGAGGCACTGTAAACAATGCACTCGAAATAGGTTCCGGATTCTTGTTTTTAAATAATATCGATTCAAACGGCTTTAAGGGCATTAAGGTATATGTGCCTCATTTGGCGGGAACGTTACAAGAGGGATTTTCAGGTCAAAAAAATATTGGGGGAACAATTTGTCATTTTCAGAATGGACTATTCATCGGATAATAAAACATCAACAAAAAGATAATGATTAAACAATTTGTAATAAACAATTTGATGTCAATTCACTCTGGTGGAATTGCTGGCAAAATGTGGTCATCTTTTCAATTGGCAATGGTTCCGGCTGTAGGGTTGACTATTTCTGAAAGGATTACAGGATGGTATTTGGAAAGCTATGTTTTCATTTTTGTTCTTGGATTAGCTTTGATTGCTGATTTAATTGCGGGAATCTGGAAACATATGAAATTCAACACTTTTTCGCCAAGGAAAATGATTACCGGATTTTCTCAAAAAATAGCATTGGTAATTCTTGTTTACTTTCTCACCGAAGCTTTTATTCAGATAATTTCAGATGCAGAGCTTGACAGCATCTACTTTAAAGTAGCCTCTAAAATAATGATATTCATTTATCCTGCAGGAAACGCTTTGGTGAATATTGGAATCATAACCGATGGTAAATTCCCACCATTGGCATTTTTAAAGAAGTTTGAAAAATTCAACAAAACATTAAATATTAATGATCTAAATCTAAAAAACAATGAAACAGATATTAATTCTGATTCTGCTGAGTAGCTTAATATTCAGTTGCAGAACAAGGCAAAAATCAGTTTCCTTTACAAAAGAAGGCAAAACTGAAGTTATAAGAGTGAAATTAGATTCTGTAAAAGAGGTATTCAAAAAAGAAGATTCAAAAAAGATTACAGATCAAAACACGCAAAACAAGAAGGAAGACTTTTCAGGAGATATTATAATAAAAGGGAAAAGCGATTCTTTAAATCCTTTAGTTTACCATAATATCATAGGTAAAGATACTATTCAAAGTATTTCTATTATAGGTAATGCGGAATATTCTATCAATAATCAATATAAAAAATCTTATGAAGAAAATCAGCAAACCAAAAAAGAAGAATCAACAAATATCATTCAGGATTTAGCGAAGACGGCAGTTTCAAAAGAAACTATAAAAGATGTCGCTTCTGCTGTTTCTGAAGAAACGAAAAAAATAAAAGCAAATGGCCCTCAAGCAGGAACTTGGATTGTCATTACAATCGTTATCTTTTTTTTAATCTTCATCTTTTTCACATATAAATATTTTAAAAAATGAAAACATTAACAGAACAAGACTATATTAATGCAGCCAAAGAATTAGGCTGTGAAGTTGCAGCGATTAAGGCGGTTGCAGAAGTTGAAAGTCGAGGCTTAGGGTTTCTTCCATCAGGTGAACCCAAGATTCTTTTTGAACGTCACCGATTTTATAAATACACAAATGGAAAATATGCTATTTCAAATCCAGATATTTGTAATAAGATTCCTGGAGGATATGGCAAAGAATCTGAACAGCATACAAAATTACAAAAAGCATCATTGTTAAATCGTGAAGCTGCTTTAATGTCTTGTTCTTGGGGAAAGTTTCAAGTAATGGGTGATAATTGGCAGAAACTAGGCTACAAATCGCTTCAAGAGTTTATCAACAAAATGTATGAGTCAGAATCTCGACAACTGGATTCGTTTGTGCGCTATATTAAGAATTTCGGTCTTCTGAATCATATTCGAAATAAAAATTGGGCAAAGTTCGCTTATCTGTATAATGGTTCTGAATATGAAAAGAATAAGTATGATGTTAAAATGGCAGATGCTTATAAAAAATACTCAAAGTAAGTTTAACCCAAAGATGTCTAATTTTACAACTTTGGGTTAATTAAAGTTATTGATTACCTAGATATATTCCAGGCATCGGACTAAACCCGCTAGTATTAATCTTTAAAAGATTATTAATACGTTCTTGAATATCTTTGTCTGTATCTATATCTTTAAGCCAATTTTTAACTGCCTCAATAATTGCTATACAAAACATTTTTACATTTAAAAAAAGAACATTATCTATTTTTATTTTATGAAGATTCATTGTAACGAATGAAATTTTATCAAGAGTTTCTTTAGCTCTTTGTTCGGAAATATCATCATTTGCTTCATGTAGGAAAGAACACCTTAGAGCATAACAATCATTAGCTGTTAAAAAAATATTTAATTCTCCCTGTTGATTGGACTGAAAATTTTCTTTTAAATATCTGTCAAACCATTCTATAAATCTAACGGACGACTTTTTCATGGGTGATTCTAATTTTCCACAAATATCTGGTAATGTTAAAGCTACAGTTAAAGCTGCATAATGATTGTCATTTTCGAAAGACAGCTCGATTGACTTTATTAATTGTTGTATCGTATTCATAATATTAGTTTTGCACTAATATAGAAATATTTATTAAATTTACATAGCCGGTTTTCGAACCGATTAGAATTCTTTTTAGGCTTCCTTTTTTTTAGGGAAGCCTAAATTTTGGTATATAATTTGAATAAGAGGTTTTACCATCCAACTATTATATATTTCAAATTTCAAGAGAGCTTCCAACATCAATCCGGAAGCTCTCTTTTTTTATAAAAAAAAGTATGGCATGTAAATTGTGGATTTAAAAGCAATTACTTCATATAATTGTTTGACAATCGACCTCGCATTTGCGGGGTTGTTTTTTATACGTCATGTTTTGTCGCATTAGACATTCATTTTTGCTGTGGATAAGTTTTAAATATCTGTATTTAAAAACGACATAACTTTGCAAAATGGAAGATGGTAATTTAGAAATATTTAAGTTAGACAATGCTGAGTCATTGATTTTGAAGCCTTTAAATGAAAGCTTGAAAGCAGGTGGTTATGGCTCGTTTCCCAGTGCAGCATTGGATTTTCCCGATGATAGTATTGATTTTTTAAAGCTTTTAGTGAAAGACCCAATCACTACTTTTCCGGGTAGAATTTCAGGTGATTCCTTAAAAGATATTGGGGTTCTTGATGGTGACTGGTGCCTAATTCAAAAGGGAATCGAAGCAAAGCCGAATGATATTGTAGCTGCAATTATTGAAAATCAGTTCTTCATTAAAAGATTTAAACCAAAATATGATGAGAATAATCAGCTTCAGGAATTAAAATTGAAATCAGAAAATCCTGATTTCTCACATTTCGACATTAACGACGAAACTGAATTCTTTTTGTGGGGAGTGGTTACGTGGACTTTTAGAAACTGGCGAAAATTATGATAGCATTAATTGATGGCAATAATTTTTACGCATCGTGCGAACGAATATTTCGGTATGACTGCCGGGATAAACCTGTTGTTGTATTATCTAATAATGACGGTTGTGCTATTGCCAGAAGTAATGAAGCCAAAGCTTTAGGCATAAAAATGGGTGAGCCCTATTTTAAAGTTAAACATTTCGAGAAATCAGACGGGCTTTTCGTTTTCTCCGCAAACTTTGTCCTTTATGGAGATATAAGCAATAGAGTAGTTCAGATTGTTAAGCGATATTGTAACGACATTGAAGTTTATTCAATCGATGAAAGTTTTCTTTTTTTAGATGGATATTCAGATCCAGAAAACAGAATGAGAGAATTAAGAAATGATGTTTTTAAAGGTCTTGATCTTCCTACAAGCATTGGAATTGCACCGACAAAAACGTTGGCAAAAGTTGCGAATAAAATAGCAAAGAAATATCCTGAAAAAACAGGATCTGTTTATAATCTCGATTCTGAAAAGAGAATCCAAGCTGCATTAAAATGGTTTCCTCTTGAAGATGTTTGGGGGATTGGAAGAAGATATTTTGAAAGATTTCAAAAATATGGAGCCAGAACAGCATATGATTTTACGCAATTACCAGACGATTTTCTTCGTGATGAAATGGGTATTTACGGGGTACGAATGAAAAAGGAACTGTTGGGAGATCAACAGTATGGATTGACTATTCAGGAGCCAAAGAAGAACATTGCTACTACCCGGACATTTGACAAAGGTAATTCAGACCCCGATTATGTGGCTGAAAGAGTTTCTACATTTGCTGCAGAATGCGCAAGAAAGCTTAGGGAACAAAATTCTTGTTGTAAGCATGTAACCGTATTTATTATGACGGATCGTTTTAAGATGGATCAACCTCAATATTCTAATTCATTCACGGTTACGCTTCCAAATCCAAGTAATTCAACAATAGAGATTTCAAAATATGCAAAAATAGCATTAAATAAAATATTTGTTGATGGTTTTAGATATAGAAAAGCCGGAGTGATAACTGGAACGTTCGTGCCGGATAATGAGAGAATGACAAGCATGTTTGAAGAAGATTTACACGTAAAACATGCCCCTATAATGAGTACAATGGATTTTCTAAATAAAAAATTAGGCACTCACAAGGTAAAACTTGCATCAATGGATATTCAAAAAACATGGAAGATGGATCAAAAACATCTGTCTCCAAAATACACTACTTCATTCACTGAATCAATCGTTTTAAAAGCATAAATTGATTAGCATATATTTTGTACATTTCGAAAAAATTAGACCCCATGTGCTACAATTTTAATTCAAAAGGTGTAAATCTCAAAAAGGCTCTTCAAGACTTAAACGCTGAAGATTCTGATCAGGAATATTCTTTACGAGATAATGTGAATGCATTTGTTAAACAAACAGTGCCTTCAGTTCCGGCAATAGTAAATCATAACGGGATAATTTTGATTAATACTTATTGGGGAACTCAGGAAAACCCAAATGCGCCAACTAAAGGCAAAAACCTGCAGTCCGAAAACACACATACATTTTACCGAAAGATAGAAAAGAATCGATGTTTGATTCCAGCAAGCTCTTATTACGAACATAAAACGGTATCGGTTCCTGGAAAGAAAACCCCTGTGAAGCAAAAGCATGAAATGTTTTGGAAAGATAAAGCTCAGTTCTACATTGCTGGCTTTTACGATATTTGGTCTGATGGAAATTTAGGCTTTGGATTGGTAACTACTTTGCCAAATCCAACTCAGGCAGAAATCCATAATCGAATGATAATTACTTTAGATGAAAAAATGGGAAGAGAATTTCTTGATCAAAAACCAATTGAAGAGTTTCAATTTCCAAATTATTCGCCAAATTTAATGTTTGAAAATTTAGAACCCGAAAAAACTCCTCTAACATTATTTTGATATGGACTTAAATAATGATACGATGATTATTCTGCAAGATATGGCAGAAGACTCTGAAAACTTAAGCGAGTTGTACTATGATATGGTTGGATTTATCCAGTATCAGGCAAATCAAAAAGAAATTGAGTTCGATGGATTTTTCAAAACTAAATGGAAAATCGAAGCCGAGCATCCGATGACATTTGATGAAAAGTATTTTGAAGATGAAAATAGAAGTGAGCTTTATGTTTATTTAGCCGCTGAAAAAGATAAAGATGTTTTATCATGGCTGGAATATGCATGGAATTTAACTCATGAAGAAAAACTAACAGAAAATATACTTCATCGAGAAATATATTTATTGAAAGAAAAAGGAGTCAGTTTTTGACTCCTTAATTTATTTCGGTAACATTATCATTCTTGCATTAGGGCCAATTCTTATGGCGATTTTCTTTTCATCTGCCATTCGTTTTAAAAACGCATTCCTTACCTCAAGTGACATATTTAATATATGGTCAAAATCAGCAAAACCATTTCCATTATTCCCGCCCGTTTCATTATGTTTCTTCTGTACTATTTCTAATATTTGACGTTCTAATTCTTCGTTTTCCAT